ATTGAAATTTTACCCACTAATTTTATTACTGCTTCATCGTTGCTAATTTCGTTATATCTTTCTTCTTCCATAATTACTTAACTCCTTTACTTATTATATTAATTTGTTATTCTATATATAATATAACATTTTTTAGTAAAAGAAGTCAATTGTTTATTAATTTATTTTATTGTTTATATTTACAGAGAAAAAAGAAGATAAATTAAAATAAATTAAATATCTTCTTTTAGAAATCTTACGAACTTATTATTCCTATTGCGTATAAACTAACAATCTACTGAATCTTTATATTCATCAAGTGTTTTTAAATAATCATATCCTTGTTTTATAAAGTTTGAAGATGTGTCGGTTGTAATTGGTACGAAATTATATTCTTTAATTTCTAACCATTCTTTACCTTGTTGAAATGCTTCTTGTGAAAGATAACTACATAAATTAATATTTATATTATCCTTATTTCCACTCAATAAACATATTCTTAAATATGCATCATTTATTTCTAAACCATTATTAAGATTTATATTTTTGCTAATTGCCATTATATATTCCTCCTATACTTTAATTATTAGCCTATTGTAATTACAGTACCATCAAATTTTTTATATTTTAGTTTATTATCAGCACTATCTTCAAATAGTGTTCCAACTGTTATAGCACTATCTTGAGCATGTCTTGCAGTTAGTTGTAAAATATTAGCACCGATTGCCCCATCACCATACAATGTCTTGTGAAAATAACCCACTCCATTTGTAGTAACTGTAAAATAATTTACTAATCCCGCTAAAAATTCTATATTTTTAATAGAATTACTTCTTACCGAATAAAGTTGTGAGCCATCATAATCATTTATTTTAAATCCTGCATATTGGGTAGCTGTTTTACCACTTTGAATTGCAAAGTATGCCGATTTATCAGCATTATTTTTATATGTTTCATTTCCACCATTTACATCGCCCCATTCTTCACTTGTGTTTTGAGTATGGAATAAAGTATAACCATAACATCCACTTGCTCTATTGCCAATTTGTGACCCTATATCATTTTGATATATAAATTCTTGACCACAACTTGATACACCAATGTTTTTTAACGAAACATATTTTAAACCTTGTGTTATCTTTGTAGTTGCTAAGAAATGTTCATTTTTTGTTCCATCATTATGAAGATTAGCATAACAGTTTTCAATTGCAAAATTATCAGCCCATAGATTTTCACCAACTTCACCAGTTATACTTCCTATTTCAATACAACCATGGTGTACACCATCAACATCATTATTTGCACTTTCAAAATAACAATTTGTTATTTTTGAGTAATTAGAATATCCACCAAGTCTAATACAAGTTTGAAAACCTTCAATTTTACAATTATGAACAATACAGTTATATCCATTTAAATAGATAGCTGTTCCCCATCCACTTAGATTGCTTGCTAAACAATCTGAAATCCTAACTCTTGTATTTGCAAAAGGTGACATTCCAATCCATTTTAAACCTGTTAATCCTGTTGGGGGATTAAACCAACTACAATTATGAACAAATGCGTCCCAATTATTGTCGTCAAAATATATACCCCAAGCAGAACTATTACCAAAATTAAAAAATTTACAATTTAATACTCTTGGCATAGTAACGTGTTTATTGAAATATATTCCATATGTCATTGTATTTCCACCAGTAAAAGTAATTCCATCAACTTCATAATTTTGGTTATCAAAATAATCAGTATTTGTTACATTATCCCTACCTAATGAAATTGCTTTTCCAGTACCAACATAGTTTAAAATACTCCCTAATGTTCCTTTTAATTTAACTTCTTTTGTGAAATTTAACCCATTACTATATTTTAATGTTCCATTGGGAAATATAACTTCTACTTTTGATTTCCCTGTAAGTGTATTTACATAAGAAGATAGATTTTGAAAAGCTGTAGCATTGTCTGTGTTATTATCTCCAATAGCACCAAAACTTGATGCAAATACCTGTACAATATGGGACAATTGTTCGTTAGTTTCTATTATAGAATTTACTAAACTTGTCTTATCTGTAGTAGGTAAATCACTTAAAACTCCAATTTTATCAAGAGTTGTATTTAAATCACTTTGATTAGCTTTTGCATTCCATGTTGTTATTTCTGCATCGGTTACAAATCTGTTATTTGCATCTTGAGATATAATACTAGGCAAATGTGTAGATGGATGTGTATAAACATTTGTTTCAGTACCATCTATTTTTATATTTCCATTTATTGAACTTGACTCAACTTTTTTAGCATTTGTACTAATTCCATTTACTTTAGTTTTATCAACACTAGACATTTTACCATCAAGACTCTCTGTTGCCATTGGTATAGAATTTGCTGATACTGGAAACCATATAGTGCCATTGTATTTATATGTAATATTATCAGCATCCACACTAACTGTCCATCCATCTTGAGGACTAGGATAAGTTGTAGATAAATCTGCAAATGTAGCTACATGTTCTTTATAATCTAAACTAGTCACAACAGCACTTATCTTATTTTCTATTTCTGATTTAGTATATTTATCACTCCAATTTATTTTATCAGATGAATTTACGTGAGAAATTGTATCGTCTATATGTGTAGATATGTTTGAATTTATTGTATCTATTTTATCTTTAATACTTACTGTTGAATCAGTATTGCTATACGCAATTTTACTAGCTCTCGTAATGGGGAAATTGCCACCATTTTTTTGAGTTAATTCGTCTATAATTTCTATAGCCATTATTATTCCTCCTTTAATTTTAGACAATAAAAACACCTATATAGGTGTTAAATATCATATCTATATATTTACTTTATAATTTACTTACTATTTTATAGTTATTGTTGTAGAACCTAAAGATGATTGTTCTGATTTCCATATATCATATATAGCTACATATCCATTTGTATTTGTGAATGACATTGAATTTGCTACTTTTGTAAACCCTCCAATAAAACCATTTACTGAGAATATTGGATTTTCTAGAGAACTAGGCATACAAAAATAAATATACTCACTTTCTCTAGCATTAACAGTTATAATTCTATTCTTATCATTAGATAATACTTTATTTTGTAACGAATTTATAAATGAACTATCATAGCTATCATCATCGGATGATACACCCCAATATATCCCACTATAAAAATTTAACGTTTTACTAACGCTTATATTTGAACCATCAGCAAAGCAATTTAATGTATATGTAATATCATGTGTTATACTATCAGTTAATACAAATGTTCTTAGATTTTTGTCTATAGATTCTCCATTTATCTCCTGAGAAGTAATATCCTTTGATGTTGTCCATGTTAAAGTTTGGGAATTTATATTACTTCCTAATTCAGCTACAGATGTTTCTATTGATAAATCAACTGCTAATGGATTTGTAATATTATCCATTTTGTTTTGTAAAATAGTAATACCATCTATAAATGAACTAAAATTAGTAACTGTAGTAGAATCTATATTATTACTGTCATTTATATTTATTGTTGTCATTGTTATATTCATTAATTTATTTCACTTCTTTTCCTAATTTATTTTTATTAAGATACTGTAAATGTTGTCAATCCTAAATTTATATTAGTGCTTTTATAAATATAGTAATCTTCTGTAAAGTTTGAACTATTTGTATAACTTATTGTCTCAACAAGATTAAAACCACCAGCAAATCCATTACACACGAAATTTGAAACTCCAAGTCTTTTAGGATAACATAAATATATATATTCATTTGAATTAGCTGTAACAGTATAGTTTTTATTTTTATTTTCAGATAAAGTTTTAGTTAATGAATTCACTAATGTACTATCATATGTATTCAAAGTAGATTTTCCGACATATATTCCATTTACAAATGATATAACATTGGTCTTTGTAACTGTTGTTCCACCATTTGTAGTTGCCGTGAGAGTAAAGGTTTTATTACTAGTTATTATGCCATTATATGTTTTTGTTCTTAGAGTTGAATCTATCGCACTTCCTTCAAATGTTTGCGAATTTACGCTTTTGCTACATGTCCAATTCAAAGTAACTGAATTTATTGTACTTCCTATTTCTATATTAGATTTATCTAACGTTAGTACTATTGTTAATGGATTAGATACATCATCTATTTTATTTTGTAAAGCTGATATATTAGTTGTATTAGTGTCAATTTGCTCTTGAAGACTAGTATCGTTGACATCTATTGTATCGAAAACACTTTCTGAAAGTTTACTTCCAGAACTAAGATTTAGTTTGTTTATACTCAATTACATTACCACCTTTCCTTATATTTTATAAAAATAACTATAATATCAAAGTTTTTAATGCATTATATTGTTCAGATGTGATACTACCACCTGCTGAAAATGTATTCATGGTAGTTTCTATTTCTGAAAAATCTAATTCTTTATTTACTTTCATAGTATTAATCCTATTAGTTAATATTTTTGTTAATACCTCTTGTTTAGTCATCTTTCCTTCACCCTACTTGTTATCAAACTTGTTTCATATTCAATAATTGCATCTTCTAATATATCTATAGAGTTATTATCTAAATTAGCATATTCTGAAATATAATTTATTCTGTCTAAAATAGATCGTTCTTTTTCTTGTTCTTTTTGTATATTACCTAATTCTTCTTGGGTAAAATAAATTGTCTCTAATTTTTTAGTTTTCGGATTGACTTTATATGATTTTACATTATTGAAAGTATTATTTAGTGTATCATTTTCTACCTCAATATAATCTATATCTGAAATATCTTTTTCTTGTAATTGAACATTATTGTTATAATCTTCTTTTTTTGACGTAGATGCTATATTTATCACGTGAAGTAAAACTTCTCCAGTAGATATAAAATAATATATTTTTGTTTTAATTTGATTCATTCTCATCACCATCCCTATTAACTATATTTAATTGCTATGCAGTTCCAAGCAGTAGGTGAGTTATAATACATTCCCGATACTGTATATCCTGTACTAGTTCTTATATCATTTGGAGTGCTAGAAAAACCACCATCACCAGTAGTCCTTGCCCCTATGGAGAATGACATTCCATTATCTGCTATTATATCAATAGTCTCACTCAGATGACTAGTTGTGCCACTACCCTTACTCTCATATTTACATATTAAAATATCTGGTCTCCATCCTAGATTAACTGCCACAGATTGTCCATATGGAGGTGCAACTGTTATTACTGAATATTTTGCCCCACCTAAACTTTGTATTGTTGCATTTCCTAATATTCCAAATATATTTTTACCATTTACGATATTTTGAGGTGAAAAATCTCCACAACTTGCATATATACCAGAACCTCCTCCACCAGTATAATATCCCGTATTAGAAGGATTGAAATATAATGTTCCTGCTCCATTTTGCCAATAATTAGATGCTGGCTGATTTGTACCGTTATAATTAGGCATAGTACCTTGTTTTAATATTCCATCATCATAGCCACTATCTCCCACCAATAAATGTTCTGGATATAATACTGCATCATTTGTAAACGTACCAGTTATAACTTCACTTCCAGTGCCATTTGTTTTGCCAATCTTTACTCCAGACCTAATATTAGCTGGAACTAATCCTGATACTGACATTTGAATTTGAGAATTTCCATCAATATATCCTGTATTTCCATAAAGATTTTTACCAGTTATTAAACCTTGTCCATTTGGGTCTGTAGGATGTGGTATACATTCAGTGATTCCTTCATAGCCACATATTTGAAATTTAGTATTTGCTCTATTAGTCATATTTCCTTTTAACCCTGTATCAATTTCAGTTGAATATGTACAATCTTTTAATACTTGACTAGCTAGTACAGTTCCTTCTGCACTAGCTAAGCAAAAAAAACAATCATTATTTGAATTATAATAAACCTTATAACCTTTATCTTTTATAAAAGTAGGCGAACTGGTTGTACTTGGCTTAAAAACACTTTTCCCATTGATTGTAGTTGCACTTGAACTATTATTTGCTAATGCTATAAATGTTACTTGATAGCCGTTAACCAATGTTCCTAAATTTAAAGTTATAGCGTTAGAAGTTCCACTTGCGATTTGTACAAGGTTCTTATTTTCAACGCTTTTTATTGTGTTATCTATTGCTTCTATAGCATCACTTACGACTTGAATATTTGCACTTTCTGTAAGTAAAGGCTTTGGAAAACTATAATTTGTTGAATTTGCACTCATTTAATCATTCCTTTCTATTTTTAATTTGAGCATAAAAAATAGACTTTTAAATTAATAAAAGCCTTATGAAATTTTAATTGCATATACCCAACCTTCTATAGTTGTTACATACAATATAAAATAATTAGTTCCACTTTCAATAATCGGTGTACCTTCGATACCTCCACGCAAATATAAAACTTTTATAAGTTTGCCATTCTTGTCAAGAAAATGTAATCCACCAGCTTGATCGCCTTGTATTAAAATTAACTCACTATTTAACATAGTTCCAACCATCGAGGTATTAGTAGAATCAAGTGTCTTATATCCCCAAAGACATTCACAATCTGAATCATAACCATAGATGTAACCTGCGTCAGTACCACATATAAATCCACTTAATGACGGATAAGTAAATGGCTTACAATCTATGTCCCCTGAACTATCACGAGTGCATGATTTAATTGCTCCTGTAGAACCATTTAATACATAAACTCTGTTATCTCTACATGAAGCTAATACTTCTAAATTACTATTTACTGAAATAAAGGCATCTAATGGTTCTAGAAAGGTCTGACTCCAAACAACACTACCATCATCAGCTTTTAAACAATATACATGTTTATCTAAACAAGATATAATAACTTCATATTCTCCATCATTGTTTATATCCAATATTGTAGGGTAAGGTTCGATTGATTCTAATGTTGACTTTTTCCATATTAAACGTCCATCGCTTGCTTTTAATTTTACAATTTGACCATCGAATCCTGTGACATATAAATAGTAAACTGTATCTTCTTCAATTAAAGTCCCTGCATGTTGATAGTTTATATCTGATGTATATTTGGGAATTATCTTGTATGTACTTGTAGAATCGGGAATAGTTGTCCAATTGTCATAGAACCATAATTTATTACTTTCAACGCTTGAAATTTCTAAAGTCTGCCCATTTCCAGTTCCTGAAACTATTTGTACACTTGCATTTAATCCTTGAGTTCCTCTTTGAAATGAGTTAGTACACCAATTCTTTGTAGTGTCAGTTAAATAATAATTTCCTGCACTTGAAACAGTTCCATTACCTTCTCTTGCATATAAATTTTTAAAACTCCATAATTTATTTCCACTTTCATCTAAACAATATACATTTCCATCGTGTGAAGCTCCGAATATCTCAATCTTTCCATCGTTGTTAATGTCCTGTGCTTGGCAACGTCCATAACAGACATCACCTGTAGCATAACGCCAAATAAGTTCTCCAGTTAGTGCATTTTTACAATAGATATACCAATCCCAACTAGTGTAGATTAATGCTCTAGTACCATTAGATAATGTGGCTAGAATAGGTGAACTGTATATACTCTCTTTACCTACACTTTGATTTTTCCATAGTATTTCTGAATTTAATAAAATGGTTGATATTTTATCAGATAATAAAGTTGTTTCATTTTCATCAATATAAATCGCACCTATATTTGTAATAGGATAAGTTTTTTCATACTCATTGTTATTTAATGTATACGCTCTTGACGTTTCATATTTCATATTATTTATCATCTTCTTTCTTTTGTATAATTTATTCTTCTTTAAATTCTATTTTATACAAATTTAAACGTATATCCTTTATACATTTTTAACTTGCCTAAACAAACGGCAGATATATTTCTAAAATCTAATTTAGTTTCAAATAATTCTTCGGATTTTCTATCTAATTCACTAGATGATTCAAATATTCCTTTAGATATTCCATTTTTAAATATTTCTATAGGTTTAGAATATCTTTCTTTATTTTTTGAATGATTGATATTTCTATTTTTTAATGCTTCATCATCAGCATTGTAAGAACACCATCCGAATTTCATTCCTATTTTTAACCAATTTCTAATTGAATCACGATGATATCCCATTATTTTACCAACTTCAGTAGTGGTTATATTAGGATTATTCATTTTGTACTCACAGGCAATTTTAATTAGATTAGATAATGAATATTCATTACATTTATTAAAATCTACTAGACTTAAATCAAATAATTCATTTAATTTATCGTTCTGTAATATATTATTCTTAATAAATTTAAATCTAGTTTCAATATTGGGATAATCACAATCGATCCTAATAACCTCAATATTCTGTTTATTAGCCATTTCATCTTTATAATCATCTATAACTTGTGATTCTTCCTTAGTTTGTCCACTCATTTTGTTGTCATTATTATGAAATCCACCATCCATTTCTAGTATGTATTGCTTATCATTTAGTTCAAAATAAAAATCATATCTTTTTCGTCCTATCCAATCAGGTGAGTATTCAGGTATAAAGTCTATTCGTAATTCTTCAAACATCTTAAAAGCGAATTTATTCGGATATTTTATTTCATCAGAACATTTTTTGCAATTAAAACCCTGTTTATATAAATTCACTATATTCGATTTTTTCTCATTGCCACAATCAGGACATTTCATCCAAACCTCTTTATTACTCGCATATGAATGAGTATACACATCTTCAATATTTTTAAAATACTTAACCAAATATGGATGTGTAATTAATATATCATTTATTCCTTGAACTACTATATTTGGATTAGGCGAACAGCATGAACAATATGTACCACCAATTAAATGGTCTTCTCTAATCCAATATTCATCCTTATACTCTCTATTTTTAATACTCCAATGCTTACCACATTCAAAACTACATAAATTACAAGTATATTTATAATATTTTAAATTAGCTATACTTTTTCTTCCTTTTTTATCTATTCTTTCTTCTTGTATTACTTTTATATTAGTAATTGTAATGTTTCGCTTATTACCTTGAATCCTTTGTCCGATTTCGTATTTCAATTTAATTTCTTTTTGTTTCATTATATAATCACTTTCCTTTCAATCATTCAATTTGTTTTAATTACATATTTAATTCCATATAAAAAGAACTCAAAGCCTTAAATAACTCTGAGTTCTTAACATACTTATATGTTGATATTCCATTTATTTCTTTAACAAATTTATAATTGATACCTTGTTTTTCAAGATAATCTCTTTCTGCATTCCATTGAGTAGAATATTCTTTGTCAAATTTAGTTTTTCTATGGTCGTTCATTTTCAATCACTCCTATTTTGATTTATTCTACTATTTCATATTTTATTTCACTATATGTATTTCCATCTGAATTTAAAGAATACATTATTTGGTTGCTAGTTCTAAGTGGTTTATTCAATACGTCATCCCATGTGTACCCACTATCTAAAATATTTTGCCAAGTATATCCATCCAAAACTTCATTCCATTGTTCATAAGTAAATTGATATTCAACATTTAAATGTGCTGGTTTAATTTGTTCTATAATTTGTTTAAAAATATCCAAATTTGAAGGAACTCCTAAACCTATAAATTTTATAATGAAATAATATTCATCCCAATGTGGAATTACTTCACAGTCACAATTATATGCCTCGGCAATACTTTTGATTTTAGCCTCATTAACTGTACCAAATCCACGTTTTTTTGCTAATATTGTTTGTCTCCTATTTTCATAAGATAAAGTAGAGTCTGTTTGGATTCCATATTCAGATTCCCAAATATCTAACGACCATGTGGCTGTTGAAATAAAACACTGATTAATCAAATCCTGTATGTAATAATTAATTGTACTTATCTGACGACCTTGAGCATAAAAAACTTTTGAAGTAATAGGATCTTTAGAAATAATTTTAGGAACATATTTTGTTAAATCTATAGAATACTCATTTATTTGACTTTCTGTTATTGTATTATTACTCATATTTCATAATTACCCTCCTTCTTTAATTTTTAACTTATCGTCATATTTCCAAGTATTGCAATTTGAGTATTAGTTAACGGAATATTTGATGTATTTCCATTTATAGCCAAATTATTTATATCTATTACCGTTTTTACGTCCATTATTGTAGATAATATTTTATTATATTTAATAGATGTAACACTTAAATCTAAACTAGATAAATAATCTGTTATAGCAGTTTTTATAGATGCTTCTACCGTTGCTAGTGTATAGTTTGTTGAATTATATATTAATGTAAAACTTATATTTAAAGCAACTTCTTCTATAGAAGCTACCGTTAACGTCAATCCCATATTTACATTATTTGTTATATAAGTATAAACACTATCAATTAATGTTTGGTCACATGCTCTTTTATTACTATTAGATATAACAACTTTTACAGTTCCACCACCATTCCATGTAGGAATACAACTAGCAGTACCAACTCCCGTTACCGACAAAGCTAGGGTTTCGTAATCTGTTTTATTGCCTCGCACACCACCATTTTGAACTTGTACAAGATATCTTGCATATAATGTTGCGTCAGATTCTTTATCATAAGCACTTGTATAAGAATTTACATTAGTAACACTAGTAATACCTGTATACTTAACTGGTAAATAAGATATATCATTTGCATTTGCGTTATAATTACTACCACTTGCATTTGCTATAACATTACATTCTATAGTTCCATTAGTTCCAATTATAACATCAGTCGTAGTTGTATATAATCTATTGTCATTTGTAGAAACAATAGAACCTTTACTAATAACAGTTCCAACTTTCCCTGTAAAAATCACAGGTACAATAGCATAAGTTGCAGTTTTTCTAGTTATACCAACTTCACTAACTCTTAAATCTAAATATTCAGAATAACCAGAAGTTACAGACTTACTAGCAAATACCTTATTTTCCATATCATCTAAACTTAATAAACAATATGCATTTTCCATCGCTGACGGCATTAGAGAATTATATATATATGAATTCTCACTAGTATCTACATTTGTAACATTAACTTTCATTTGATTATATATGTCTTCTGCACTTTGATAATAACTCACTATCAATCACCTCTTTTCTTTTATAATTTATTTACTATTCTAAGTCAATATCTAATACTTCAGATGTATCTCCATATATTGTGTTGGCAGTAAAGGAGACAATATACTTATCATTTGTTAGTGATGTGGTAAGATTACTTATTGATTTAACATATATTTTATCTACAATTACATCAGTTAATTTATTATAAATGTAACTATCTGCATAAGACTTTCCTTTTCCGATTAATTCTGAAAAAGTATTCCCATAACTTGAACTATATATTAAAAACTCACCTTTCATAATATGTAGCTTTCTCCACATTTGCATTATTACCGCTCTTAATCCCGTACATAATATAAATTGACCAGAGTCGCTTACTACTAAATATCCAGTATTTAAATCAATTACATAATCTACTAATTCAGCAATTGTACTTGAATTGCTAGATGATGTAATTGCTACTGTTCCATTATAAAAATCTGAAGGAAGTAAACTCATTTTTTCACTCTCCTTTTTAATTTATTATATCAATTACATGATATTTCTGATATGTTTTCCCTGCTTCATTCCATTCTAGTCCATATAATCCAACATAATAACCAACTTCAAATTTACTTGGATGATGAATGATAGATTGACTAGTATTATCACCATAAATGATTGTTACATTTTCATCCCAAGCTAATAGATATTTGTTTATATATAGGTTGCTTTCATATAAAGGAAGTCCTCCAACTTCAATAGTTAAAGGACTTAAATTTGTAACAATACCTATCTCCATAGGTTCATCTATTGTATTATCCTTTTGTTCAGAATTTATAACATCAAAAAATCTTTTCAAAGATCTATTATTTATATCCATTTGTGTACACCTCGTTTGATACATTTTATTTTATTTAATTCAATGCATTTTTACCTTTTAATATACTATAAGCTTTTAATACTTTTGAAGAATAATATTTCTTTTCGTCTGCATCCCAGTTTGAATAATGACTCTTAACATAATCATATAATGCATCACCTAATTGTTTAACACTACAGTTAGATAAGTTTATACTTGATGATGCAGAAGCACTTTTTACAGTTCCTTCACCAGAATTATATGCACTTAATAAAACATGTATTTGTTGCCCAACTACCATCTTTTTATTATTATATACATCTAAGCCTTGTCCAATATTAGTTTTTGCATCTGATGAACCACCTGCAACTTGCATTAATCCATAATACGTACTACCACAAGCAGGATTTCCTTCTGATTCTATAGCAATAATAGACGCAGTGATATAAGGATCAACATTTTTACTTTTTGATATACTCACTATAGAATCTTTAAATCCATATTTCTTCATATTAGATATAAATGTACTACAATTGCTTTCTACATATGTTAAATGACTAGCATAATCATCTGGTATTCCACCATACCCACTTGATGAAGATTCACTAGCTGTATCTTCTGGAATAACTCTTCTAACTGCATATGTACTAGAATAATTTAACCAATATAAGTCTGATATCTTTATAACATCGCCAGTTTGTGGTGCATGAATAACTTTATTATCTCCCAAATAAACAACAACATGACCATCATTTGGAAATACTAAATCTCCTGCATTCCATGATTTAGTATCATTTGCATCAACTTTCGTTCCTTGTTTAACTTGTTCATATGTAGTACGTCCTAATGGTTTACCATCAATTAATTCATCACTAAATTGATTATAACAATAATATGTTAATCCAGAACAATCAAATGAATCTGTTCCAGTAGCTCCATAAACATAAGGTTTCCCTATTTGTTGAGTTAATAATGCTATAATCTTTTTAGCAGTATTGCTACTAGATGTACTATTATTACTATCTTGGTCTAAATCTTCCCATTCTTGTTCATCCATAACTCTCGATGGTGTTAATGTTAAAGTAGATATAAAAATGCCATTATCTTTCCATTCATTTGAAACTTCTTTTATATACATATTGCAATTTGAATACTTAGGTAAAAATGGTAGTATTACATGAACTCCATGCCCAACTTTATACATTGTATCACCAATACATTCAACTTCAATTTCTTCTTTTGCAATACAATTGTCATTTAATTTTCTTAAAGCAGTAACTTTAGCATCCTCATGGGTATTTTGAGTTATTATTTCTTGTCTTATTCCATATGTATCTAATGTTGATTTTTTAGCGGTAACATAATTATTAACAGTTTCAGCTTCTTCAGTAACATTTCCACTTGAATCTTTACTTGTTAAGTTGTCCATTTTTAAATAATCTTCAACTGCTTTTTTTGCTGAGGTAATATCTATTCCATCGGATACATTAGTTCCTATAGTAAATGCCATTATCATTCACCCCCATCATCAGCACTATCATCGCTTGAATTTGTAGCTATCCCAGTAGCAATATCTACAGCATTTCCTTTACTATCAAAAACTGCAACTTTAGTTACTAAGTCTGATGCATCTTGTTTATATGTAAAAGATATTATATTTCCGTCAGGATTAGATAAACTTGGGTTAGTAACTGGTTGTATAGTCTGTTTAGACCAATACCTATCACATTCCATTAAGTTTACATTTCCTCCTACATCCATATACATATAATAAAATGTTCCATAATTTCTATGAACTTCAGTAGCAATCATTTCACAAGCATCATACCCTGACTTATTTCGTATTAAATGATTTATAGTAATTTTTGAACCCTCACCTGAACTCCCACCTAATATTCCATCTTCTGAATAAGGAATTTCTAAATCTGTAAAAATCTTTTTTATTGCATCAAAAGCACTAATTTCAGAAAAATTATATACTACTTTAGATTTTGTTAAATTTCTAATATAATCGTAGCACGTTATTGATATCGTCTCTTTATCAACAGATAATGTAACTGTTTCAATTTTTCCCCTATAATAACATGAATTATTGATGTAAACTTCTATCTTTTGTCCCGTTTGAAAAAAAAGACTTGGTAAAGCTTCACTATAAACTCCATATGCCATTGTAACATCTAGTTGCTTACTTATTTTATCTAAACTACAACTTTCTTTCATACTACTAATTAAATCAGTAACATCTTTATATGTTCCATCTAAATTATAAACATATACTATAACATTATTTGTTCCTAACGCCAAAACTTATCACCTCCATTATTTTTAATTTATCTAACTTTGTAAGATTTTCCTGCCGTTATTTCTGTTGTTGTCATATTATTTAAATTCATAAAATATACATAGTAGTCACTTGAACCATATAACTTTTTACATATTTGAAGAATGTTTTCTCCTTCTGATGGATAGTATGTATCTGAACTGTAATCCGTTGTAACAATTGTATCGGTTGATAAAGTATATTTTTTATACTCTTGAAATTCTAATTGATAATAAACATTACCTATAGCATCTTTTCTTCCATATGTGAATTTTTTTATTTGACAATTATAATAACCATTCCATGTTTCAAACATAAATACTAATGGAGTCTTATTATTCTTCCAGCTCAACAATGTATTACAGTAATATGAATATGGGTCTTCTGTTCCATTGCTTATATCAAACCAATATTTAAAATTATTATTTAAATTATTTGCTGATGTAGATCTATGTGGAAAAAAACTATCAACACTCCATGTTGCTAACTTACGGTTCATTCCAACGGGTAGTTCACCATAATTTATGAGTTTTATTGTCTCACTAGAACTATCCTCAGTAAACATTAAATCTGAAGGAGTTACAGGTAACACTATTGTATCACTGCCACCATAAGAACCACCATTAAGTGGATATAATGCAATTTGAGAACTAGATTCTATAGGTGTTTGTGCTTTAGAATTATTTATACTGCCTTTGGCTGAATTACTTATACTTTCTTTTATATCTGCCACATAGAATACCCCCCTCCATTATTTTTTATTAGTTTGATATTTTTGCAAAGAAGATACTATTTCATCAAAGCTATTCGCTTGTATTGTACCTATCGTTACGTTATATGTTGGTGTATTATCTTTTTTCATCATATCTTGAATTTGTTCTCTTTGATTATCATTTAAAGTAGGATTATTTGATAAAACTGTACTTGCGTTTGCATCTGTTAAAAAGAAATAATCATCTGCTGAATGTGCCGCTTTGTTATAACTTTGTGTTCCAGCGACTCCTTGAAGGGTATATACTAATTTATTACTCCAAGATTCTGTATCAGCCCCTTCTTCTCCCGAATTACTTCCAATAAGGTTATACCATTTATCTGTTTTACCTTTTACTAAATCTATTCCTGCTCCAACAACATCACCATTTGCTAAATCAGTTCCCGTTTTGATATCAGTAGTTGTATCTACAACTTTATTATTAAGTGTTTTATCAATAAGAGTAGGTAAATCATCTATAAGTTTCATAAATTCAGGACTTGAGGTTATTTTATCTATAAGTTTCGCAATAGAGTCTCCAATTTTTTCAAATACTTTTCCAACTTTGTCCCAATCAACCTTTTTCAAAAAATTACTCAATGAGTTTGATATTGCATTTATTGCCTTTCCTAAACCTTCTCCTACATCATCTAATAGAACTTTTGTACTATCATCACTAAGCCATTTTTCTATATTTTTCATTCCATCTTCTAAGGCACTAAATACAGTTATTTTTCCTGGTTTAACCATACCTGTGTTATTAGCATCTATACCTAATAAATCAGCTCTTAAAGTTTCCCAGTTACCTGATAGCCTGTCCATCATACCTGACATAGTACGAGAATATTTTTCTGTTAATCCATTAAATGATGTTTCTTTTTGCACATAGTCAATCAATAAATCAAAATATTCTTGTTTATTATTAACACTTCCTTTAGCATTAAAAGCATCCTTCCAACTTTTAGCATTAGCTTTATCATTAGAATTACCCTTACTTAATTTTTTTAAATACTTTTGCATTTCTTTACTATCAATCATATAATTTGTTTTTAATGAAGTTGTACGTCCGAACATTGCATCAATTATACTAAATCCAGCATGTTCTGCACCAAGTTCAGGTTTTACAGATGCCATATCGAGGATTGTCATTAAATCTTGAGACTTGTATTCGACGCCTGAACCTGCTAATTTCTTTTGCAAAGCTCCAACATCCGACTCTGAATATGGTGTTTCTTTCGCTAATTTTGTTCCTATTTGATAATATTCTTGACCTTTTTGTTTATTATTACCATAAAGTGTATCTAAAGCAACTCTATTTGTTTCAAATTCACTAGAAGTATTTACAGCATCCTTTAAACCATTAACACTTAATAATCCAGTTGATAAAGTATTAATAGCATTAAATCCTTGTTGTGCCCATCCATCTAAAGTTGTTAAAATTTTAGTAGCACCTGTAATAGCACCACCTATTATTCCTAGAGTACCTAACATTCTTGTAAAGTTTCCACCTATTAATGCAGTTAAAAAACTTTCAGATTTAGAATCACCTAAAATTCCATTACTACCACTACCATTATTTAATTTATTAGAACCACCATTAAAATTTACTTTTACTCCTGTTTTATTTAATTGGTCAGCTTCCTTTTGAACATTTTTAAAAATAGTTTGAATATCTCCACCCATTTTTGTATATTTTTTTAATAAATCTTCTGTTACTTTATTTTGTCTTTGTTCTACTTTATCAGATGATTTAATTATAGAATTAGCAACTTTGTCACCTTGAGATATTATCTTATTAGATGTTTGTTCCATCTTTTTGTTAATATTATCAAGAGTTTTCTCCATTTTTTGGCTTGATTGATCTATTTTATTAACAAATTTTGTAAATGCATTCTCGGTATTATTTAATGCATTCTTAAATTTGTTCAACTGACTGGTAAAAGAGTCTTTGACTTCTAGTTTAGCCGATAAAGTCATATCACTACCATTTGCCATTGTATAACCTCCTTTTTAGACATAATAAAAAAGATTATCTAAATTATTTAGATAATCTTTTTTATTAATTATTTTAAAATTATTGTATTGTGCAATGATCCATTGATACACTTACAAAATATCCATCAACAATACCTTTTATAGTAATAATTTGCCCCTTTGACAAATTCGCTATTTTAGTAGATTGACTATTATCATCAAAATGACACTGTACGTCTGCTATTGTATATTCATATTTATCATTAGTGTTAACCAAGCTAATTACTGGATTTCCACCACTTACACTAATGCTATATATTTTTCCAGCAAGAACTCCAATCTTACCTTTATATTTATTATCTGCATTTACTTCATTTGCTTTATAATCATCACTTAATTCTTTGGGAGTAACTTTTATTATTTGAGTCGTGCCTTGCTGAGAATAAATAGCAGATGATGATTGTAAAGAAGTCATAGAATTATTAACCATAATAATTGCACAACCTCTTGTAAGAACATAAAGAACTATTGCTCCTATTCCATAATATTTAATTACATTTTTTCTATTTATTTTTTCTAAATCTCCCCACTTTATAACAATTTTGGGATTTACCATTCCCAAAATTAAAGCAATTAAACACATAAAGAAAAATAAAACTACTATCATTAAACAATTAATACTATTTATAGATATAGCGAGAATTAATAATCCTAATATTAATAAAGATATTACTATTAAAATGGTTTTATTTATTTCTTTTATTTCACGAATCACTTTAATGTCAGTATTTTTATTTCCACAATTTGAACAATTTTCTTGTTCTTCATTGACTTTTATACCACAATTTTTACAATACATATAATTTGTCTCCTTATAAAAGTTTAAATTATATGTTAATTATTTCATATTATGGTATAAAAGTCAATGAGTATAAATGAAATAAATTATTACTTAAAATCTATGTTTTATATGAAGTTATATTTTTAATGTTGGATAAAAAAGAACCTAGAATATCTAGGTTCTAAATACTTTTATATTAATTATATACTAGTAAATTACGCTCTTTGCCAAATTTGTTCAAAAAAATTATCATCGTCTTCAAACCCTACTATAATGCAATCCCAATTCATATTATAATGTTCACTATCTTCTGGAACTGTTCTTATAGTAGTTATATATTTGCATCTATTATAGTAATCTTTAGTATCCTTAAAATTATCATCTCTGAACTCATCTTGTTCCAAAGAATCTTTTACGATTAAATCTTCATATTCACAAGTATCTAAATATTGTCTAGCAAATATTTCTCCATCACTCATATCCTTATAACCCTTTAATTCAATTGTTTCCGAACCTGTATGTATGACCATTGCGTCATTACTTATTAATTCTATCTTACTGTATCTATCTAAATCATTAGTAATTAATTCTATCATAGATTCAGCTAAATTATCTTTCATTAATGGCATTTGACCATTATATAATATTACTTTATAATCTCCATTTTCTAGTCTATTAAAGAATTCTTCTATTGGCTTGTTTATTCCTATTTCATTTTCTGTTGTTAATACTTGTCCCATAATAACATCTCTCCCTTGAATTAGGCTCAAACATGTGTTATCATTAATCTTGTTGAGGGATTTGGTGATAACAGTTTTGTTATTGCCTTATTTTTATTTGGTAAGCTTGGATTTGTTTACCATAATTACACTATACACTCTCTAGTTTATAAAGTCAACACTATATTGAATATTTTATATTTAAAGTTGAATTTTTGTATTCACTATGGTATAGTATACATATAAAGAGGTGAAATATTATGGACGCAAAACAACAAATAAAAGAACATTTATTAATAGAAGGAAAAACACTAACAGGTGTAGTAAATATGCTAAATGCCTTTAAAACACCAAATGAACAAACAACTGTACAAAATATTAGTAATAAACTAACAAGAGGCACTATTAAATATAATGAAGTCTTAGAAATTGCTCAAATATTAGGCTATAATATTGTTTGGAAAAAACAAGCATCTAGTGAAATTAATCTAAGTGCTTTTAAATTTGAAGATATAATAAACAATAGTAATCAAAATAATATGGCATCTAGATTAAAAGGCGTAGAAAGAAACATATTAATTGAACAAGAAGTACAAAAATTTTATTCTAATTTATTAATTTTACTAACTAATTATACTTTCCCTGATAATTTACAAGAATATTTAACTAGATTTTTAGGGAAAGCATCTATTAATCTAAATTCAATACCTTTATATTCATTTATATTTGAACATTCTAATTTCTTAAATGAAGCTTTATCTCATACTACATTGGGAAATGAATTTATACCAATGATAACATATTTGAGTAATATATATTATCAAGGAGGTATAGCTATTCTACAAGAATATGATAAACAAAATCTTATTAATTCATTTGAATACTTTTATGATAAATATTTTAGCAATAATAACAAAAAGACTAGCAAATAACTCGCTAGTCTTACATATTTTATACTCATTAACCTTAATTGATTCTTGATATATATTTTCCAATTTTTATTATTTTCTCACCACTAAAATTACTATTATTCATATCACTCCAATGACTATTCTTACTGCCATATGAATTATCTATAGATATTATAATTCCATCTTTAGCAGAATCATAAACATCTGTATATTGAACTTCATACCTTATTCCAAATACATCATACGTGCCAATGATATAACTTAAATCACCAGCTCCAAATTTATCTAAATATGTTACATAAGGATTCAATGTCATAAAAATGTCTTTTATCAAATCATTAGTTTTGTTATTTAAAGGGTATAATCCTTTTACATCCAATCTTAACCCGTCTATAATTTTATTGAAATCCATATAACCATCTTTGTTAAAATGTCTATAACCTTCATCAAATTTTTTCCAAGTGTTTTTTAACATTTGTCCATTTTCATAATATACATATTGATTGTTGCCTAAATCTTTAAACCCATTAGTTCCGTCAAATGTTTTATTACCCGTAGTATTTGTTGCATCTATATTATTATTTTGATTTATAGAAGCTGTGTTTTTTATATCTTCATTAATTATAATGCCATTATTAATATTATTAGTCACATTAGTAGTGTTATTTGAATTAATGTTATTTACATTTGTACTAGTATTATTGGAATTTGCAGTATTTGAAGTGTTCTGAACCCAAACGCCATTATTATCAATTTGATATCCACCTATATTTGTATCATGAGCCATATACCCGTCTTGTCCAAAATAATACCATTTGCCATCTATTTGTTTCCAACCTTTAGACCACGAACTATCCTCAGCATTCCACCAACCTTTAGTGTCTTGTTTCCATTCTGCACTTGCCCCAGTTAAAGGTAATATACTTATTGAACTTGCTATTATTCCTATTGATATAAACTTTTTAAATATTTTATTCATTATTATCCAACCCCTATTAAATAGTATTTTTCTAATTATACCATTTGTAAGGGAATGTTACAATATTTACATATTTTCCAAATTTATTTTCCATTAAATTGTAATTGCTTACATACATTGTTATAATTATATTGCCATCTCGAATAACAATGGACAAGGGAGGCGATAAGCATGAAATTCTTAAACTCAATTTCTAATGATAAAGAATTAGTTACAGTTAAATTAATATATTATACTGCACTACTTAACTGTGTAGAGCCGATTATTAAGTACATATTTAGTTAAGCTTCCATTTAACTAAAATTACAAATGATAAGATAGTTTAATATAAAGATAAGTAATTTTATAAGGTCTTGTATATACGTTACTAGCACTAACGTGAGATGGTAGACTATTTATATATTACTTGTCTTTTACTATTTTTAGATATAAAAAATAAGACACCGTAGCACTCAGTATCTTATTCGCATGAAATTCTTTATCTAAATTTTGTTTTTAACTTCTTTACAATTTCTATTATACTCTTTTACTATTATATGTCAATAGTTTTTATATCCTTTAATTGCATAAAAATAAAAGACTTTAGAATTAATTTAATAATATCTAAAGTCTTATAAATTTATCCACATTTATTCAGTCCATTTCTATTATATTCCCCAGTTTTTCTTTAGCTCATTTACTAATTGCATTGCCTTAGTATCACCACCAAGTTTATCAGGATGAAACTCCATCGCTAATTTTCTATAAAACTGTTTATATGTTGACTTATCTTCTTCTTTAACAGTTATAGAACCACTTCCAAACATCCCTCCAAAATCATAATCTTTCCATCTGTCCTGTTGTGTTTTTCTTTGGGAATCTACAAAGTCACATAACTCTCTCCATAACTTATAATTATTAATTTCTCCATATTCATCCCAAATATCTTCAAATTTATATTTACCCATAGAGTATGGTTGATATGAAGTTTTCCAAAGATTATATGCTTCTTCGTATCTCTTTTGCTTCTGTTGTCTAAGTTCTCTAGCTATTCTATCAGTTTCATCTCTTTTTTCTTGTCTCTTTTCGTATGAAGTCATTTGAAGTTCTAGTTTATTGTATAATGCTTCTAAAATATCATAATTTAAATTGCTATCATATTTACATAATTGTTGTACATCATCTAATTTACCATCTATAAATGTTCCCTTAAGTTTATAATCTTTGTACACACATAAATATTTTGTTGTATCTAAATAAGTTTTTATTAATTGATATGTATTATTATCTACATTATTATTTTTGTTCCAATCAATTGCACCTTCGTCTTCTTCGTCCCAACATTTGATAGCTTCTTGCCACTCTAAATCTCTATCAAATATACTGTAATATGTCCTGTCTTCTTTTTTATCCATATTACAATCATATTTTTGATAGTCTGAATATAAATCATGATTACATTTATCTCCTATATATTCTTCAAATAACTTCTGATTAAAAAATATTGGTAAATCATATTTTTCTTTAATTATTACCGCATTTATCTCTTTAAAAGTTATTTCTTTGGCTTCAAATCTTGCAACCAAAGTTATAGTAATTGTTTCATCTGAATCTGTTCTATTTCTTAATTCAGTATTTAATACAATTGTATCTAACAATACCTTTTCAGTATCAACGCTTTCTTCTAGTTGCATTAATTCTTTTGGCGTTCCAATTATTTCTTTAGTATCATTTTCAAAAGTAACATCGATGTTACTTTTAGATTCTTTATTTGACTTTTTAAACCCCTTTACAATTTCTTTTAATTCTCTCACACTCATATTTTCAACATCATTATTAACTACAATATCTTTTACTTGTTCTGTTTTAAGTGTAGATAATTCTATTATTTTAGTACCACCTAATTTTTCAACTTTATCTTCAATTTCTTTAGGAACTGTATTAATCAAGTTATATGCCTTCATATATCTACTTGCAGTCATTTTAGTATAACCAACATTTAATTCTAACCAGTCTTCCCATTTTCCATGTTTCATTAGGTTTTTTGCAGTAGTTAGCCATTGACCAATTTTTATAATACTTTGTTCAATATTATCTTTTGCTTTATTTATTTCCACTACACAATTGTCTAATTCTATTTTTTGTATTTCTTCTAGCTCTTTTTTCATGATTATATTTCCTTTCTTAATTTATTATTAAGAAGTTTCAACTAACTTTTTTACTAATACACTTCTTATTGTGTTCAATAACTAGAAGGTCACGATTTCTTTTCCTAACTTCATTATACATATTTAAAAATGATTCTTTCAATTGTGCGTTTTCAACTAACATTTTCTTATATTCTTCTTCTATGTAATTAAATGCGTCTATGTATTTTAATTGAAATTCTCCAAATTTTTTACCATTCATTCCTAAAATATATTTCAACATTAAATCTTTATATAATCTGTAAGTTGGTTGTTCTTTGTTCTGAGAATTTATGTAACTATCGTCAACCATAGCAAAATTGGTACTTATAGAGGACGGTACAAATTTGTACTCTCCTATTTCTTCGACTATTTTTCTAATATCTCTCATGACTATCTTAGGCTCTTTTCCAATTATATCTGCTAATTCATTACTTAGAACATAAGGCTTATTACTTTCATCAAAATATACTTTAATACCTAATTGTTCAATTAATCTTACTTGTATATTCTCATTTACACTTTCTTCCGTTTTATGTATCCCGTTTACTTTGTACCACTTATTTTTAGAAACATCATTCAGAATTTCTTTTTGTTCTAATGTTAATTCTTTAATTATTTCTGTTCTGTCTTGAAAATAATCTTCATATACATAATTAATTCCACTTCTTATATTTGAGTAGATATTTTGTCTATATCCGTATGTACCTTCATTTTCAATATTATCTTCGCTGAAAAATCCATCTCTCACTAACTCAAAAGCTAAACTATTCATTCTATCTACTTTTAATTTATTATTTTTACTATTGAGTCTTTCAACTGTCATATAGTGATAAAATAATCCAATGTTACGAATTTTTCTATCAATAGTAGCCTGAGATAATCCTTTTTGCTTTAATGTTAGTTCCCAACTTAATAATTGTGTAGTAACCATTTCCTTTAATTGTAGTTCGTCAATGAACTTTGTTTTATTTTGTTCCATATTGAAACATCTCCTTATAATTTATTTATTAGTGAATACATATGTTTCCATATATATTCCAATCATACTACTTTCCTTTTTTTACCTTTACTAGTTAGAATAATCTGACTAAGGGAGCTACCCTTAGTCATAAATTACTCCTTATGTATTCACTAATAAATTTGATACCAAAGGAATAGTATCATTGCAGTATATAATTTAAATTTATGTATTGACTTTGTATATTAATTTGTTAATAACTTAATTACATATTACTACCAATTAAAAACAAAGTCAATACTTTATATATTAATTTGTTATTTATATTCCAACCTTATAAATCCACGCAAAAAAAGAACCTAACACACATTTTGTACTAAGTTCTTTTCATGTATATTTTCAATTTATTCATTATTTTCATACATACAATCATCTTGTTTTTGTCCAAGCTCCTGTATTGTCTACATAATAATTATTTACCCAAGTATTAGAAACCATCCACCCGTATTTATTCACATAATACCATTTTCCATTTGTACAAATCCACGCATTAGCATAACCTTGGTTTAGGTCTGGTGTTCCGCAAATCCAACCACCTTTTCTATAATCCCATTGATAACTGTCTGCATATATTGTACTTTCATTAGCTATAGTCATTTTATTAGTTGACCCTTGCCCATCGAAGGCACTTACTCCAATTGGTTTTAATGCTATTATCGAAATTATTATTAGTATACTTGATACACCTTTAGATATTAAATTTCTTTTCATTATTATCCCTCCGAAATATTTATAACATAATTATACAACATTTCATACTATTGTTAAATGCATTAAAGATAATAATGAAAAGAAATTATATTAATTGCAAATAGAAAACATTAAATCTCTATTTGCAATATTTTTTAATTTAATTATTTTAAAAATGGATTAGATAATTTACCAGTTAATTTAGCGAGTGCAATTTGATTATCTGTTTCTTCTGTTTTCATTATAATCATACTTGCAGTATAAAATAACCTTTCCATCGATGTTGCATTTTGTAATTCATCTAACGATAATCCGTGTTTCTCAATATAATGGGCATATGTATATAAATCCATATCACCCTTTATTAGTTTTTTATTTCTTCTAATTGCACTCTATATATTTCATCTGGATTTACGTCATTTAATCCATTTAATTCTTGAAGAATTTCTATTATTTTTGATCTTTCTGCTTCAGTAAATATTCTTTCAATAATTCTGAAATTTTCTTTCTTATCACAATTATATGCTTTTAAAAGTTTTTCATTTCTTAAATCGTCAGCAGACATAAATATAAAATATAACATTCCCTTTTTTGTATCTTTCTTTAATCTATCTCTCATATCAGATAAATCTCCACTGGAAAGAGAATGGAATTCTAAATCCCCACCTAAAAATTTACTATGGATTAAACAAGTTTTAATTTGTACTCTTTCTATACATTCTTCCTTTTTAGCTATTATTTCTTCTATTGATAGTTTAGCCATAATTTAATCTCCTTTTCTCTCTTTTATTATTTTTATTTTATTATAAAGACGCCCAATCATCTTCTCCATCATCAATTGTGTCAATAAAATCAGCTGATTCTATTTTAAATCCAGCTTCATATTTTTCAGTTAGAAAATCATTATCTGATTTTAAAGAAAATAAATTTATATCGCCTTTAATCCATGCTTTTTCAATGTAAATGGTTTCTTCTCCCGATTCATCTGATTTATAAACAGTAGATTCAAGCGAAAATGTAAATGGTTGTAATGATTTAGCACACTCAAGTATTGCTGGTTTAAATCTTGAATATACTTTATTAATTTCAAAAGTAATTGATCCTTTATAACTTACATTAACTTCTCCCTTGGTTGCAGAATTCATTAGGGCAATTTCCTTTGTATCAGGAGTTAATTTTATTTCTAAGTCTTTTAATTCAGCTATCTCTATATCATCTATTTTCATATAACCATGATTACTTAGAATTACATCATTAGGATTAATTGTAGTTCCAACAGTGGACATATATTCATCATCCTTTCTTTTTATAATTTAATTTGTTTTTTAAGTCTCATATTGAAGTACAATGGAAATATCTTCCACTACATCCATTATGTAAAGTTTTACTTTAATAAAGACATGTGTATCTATTTTTGCTTTTAATACATCACTATCTGCCATATCATCTGTATCTGTTCCTTGTGCTTCCAAATATGTTTTTGTTGAATCAATATCTAATTCACAATATGAAGTACTGTCATTACTTAAATACCCTTGTGTACTTAATCCTTTTAAATAAGTATTTAATACTGCTACAAGCGTTTTTCGATTAGCATAACTATTTCCTATTTTACCTATGTAATTATTATAAAACATTTCTCTAAGATCACTTTTAACCATATCAATGACTTCGACAACTCTTATTTTAGTAAGTGCTTCTGATTCGTTTGTACCAATAGTTTGTTTTGAGTTTACACCCCTTGAGAATACAATATTAGAACCATTATTATAAAGAAACAATTGTCCATTTGATACACAAGTGTCTTCGTCAGTTTTAATATCACATGAAGTAACATTTTTAGCAGTATGATTAGTAATAGATTCATTCCCCCCTAATGTACAAAGATAACTTGCTACATCTACTATGTAACTATTCGAAGATACGCTTTCTACGGTTGTACCACTTACGTTAGAACCATCTACAGTTGCAGTATTCACAGTTGTATTTGTTGTTATTGTATTTTCTAAATTAGAAGCTGTGAAATTTACAATACCTTCACTATCTGAAGCATGATTGAAAACAACTCCTTTCAATGGATAATCTTCATCACTTCTTTGTGTTTTTATGAAATTTGTTACTATAATTTTATCACTATCAGATGTTACTTGTGGTGTAACTAACCAACCATTTTCATATACTTTATTAAGCAAAGCTAATGCAGTTGGTAAAGATTTTGTTATGTTATCAGCACCATTAACAGTTGAATCTGCATCTACGTGTGCTGAAGCGACTATTACAGTTTTTACTCCATATGTAGAAAATGCAGTAGAAATATAAGCTTTATTTACTGATTCCCAATTATCCGTTACTTTTTTTAATTTTTTATAAGTATATAAACCTTGTACGTTTTTATCATCAATAACAATTAGAAGCGTTCCTCTTTCAGCTCTAGTTGAAACTGAATTAACTAATGCTTCTAGAGAAAAGGTTAATTTACTCATAGTATTTGAAGTACTCAATATTCATCATTCCTTTCTATTTTGTAATTTAAATTATTACTCTTTTATATTTAAAGATAATATGCCCATGAGTTCATCATAGGTTCTATCAGCTTCTTTAGTTTGTGGTTCTGCTTGTCCATCAAAATATTCTAGTGTAACAAGCATTATAGTTGCGTCAGCAAGTGTTGGTTTTTTATCAAAAACTGGTAATGTTCTACTTTTTCCATCAGAACGAACTACGGAAATTCCTTTGCCAATTAAGTCATTTAAATCATCTATCATTTGTAATTTATCTTGTTTTTTTGCTTTTATATCTATATATTCAATTATTATATTAACTGCTTTATATTTTGTGGTATCTAATTTTTCTTCTATCTTCATAGGAACAACTTCTATAAAAAAACTAGGTATTGTAATATATTGTTCATTTTCATCAACGTAAATATTATAGGTTGGATATTTTGTTTTTAACATTTTAGCAGTACATAATAATATATCTACATAATTAACCTTCATTAGTGAATGCACTTCCTAACTCTTTACGTAGATTTGCTTTTAAATTTCTTTTACAATTAGAAAAAGCTTTTTTAAGCATATGTTTTCCCCTATAATATTTACCATTTCTCATAATAAATCCATTTTCTATTAAATGGCTATAATATCTAGGATTGTTTGTATGTTTGGGATTCGTATAAACAATACCAATATCACTCCAGACCGTCATGGCGTGCGTACCTCTTTTGTCCTCATTCTTTACTACTTCCCAAGAGTCTCGCAATGTCCCTGTATCTATGGGTGAATTATTAGAAGCATCTTCTGCACATTGTTTTCCTGTTTCTTCGAGTGCATTTTCTATAGCATCATCTACTTTTTTATCTACTCTATCAAGAAATTGTTTAAATTCTTTTAATCCATCAATTGAATTACTCATTAATAATCACCTCTTTATATTAATTTATTTTATATTTTAACTATGTATTAATAATTGCATTATGAGTAATTATTAATGAGCAATTCCAATAATCTTCATATTTAATAATCTTTTGAATTCTATAATATTCATCATTATATTTAATTATTGTACTTTCAGTAATTCCAAGGTTAGTGTCACAAATCATTATTCTTGAAACTTCTAAATCATAACCATGATATTGCTGAGTTTTCTTATCTTCATCATTTGGTCTATGAATATCAACTAAAATAGGAACAGTTGTTGATACTAAATTATAACTTTCTCTAGCTATTCCCCATTCATCATCTAATTGTTGGTGTGAATATATTTGAATTGTATCAGCGTAATTTGAAACTATACTCTTATATATTAATTTAAAACTACTATTTTCCTCATTTATAGATTCATTATTGAATGACACCTTTTTTATTTTTCCAGCAGTAGTAACATTTACATGATTAAACTGTTCATCAATTAATTCACAAATTTTATATGCTCTTGATGAATTATCAGCAAGCGTTTGTATATTAACTCCTTTTAGAATTACACTATACTTAATAAAAATTGTATTTATACAATCACTATCTTCTGACGTTTCTGAAGAAAAATTTATTAATATATTTACTGTTTCTGAGTTTAATATAACATCATTTTTATCTTTAAATAAGACTACTCCATGTTTTGAGTCCTTCTCGTTTTTAAAAATACTATATGGATTTTCACCATACTCTTTATCTAAAGGATTTGAAGTTGAATGGTAAATAATTTTCCATAAATTTTCTGATGTAAGTATAAAATTTTTAATATAATCTTTATATATATTGAATTTATCTAATTCTTGTATTGATTGCAATTCATCCAATGTACTCATAATTTACTACCACCTCCATATATTAATTTTATATTTTATATTTTACAAACCCAGTTATAGCCCCATTCTTAAAACCTAAAAACCCAATAAAAGAACTGATTTATCAACTCTTATTTATACATTAATTTGTTTTTACATTACATTCCCACAAGTGTAATTTTTTGAGTATCTAATATTTTAATACCATTAGAACTGTCACTTACAGTTAAATAAATATCTGTTGGACTTGTAATTGACGTATTTTTAATTGAAATACTCGAAGGACTCTTAGCAGTTACTATTATCTTATTTTGTAAAATTAAAGTTTGTGTATTAGCATCAAAACTATAATTTATTTGTAATGAATTATCTATAACTCCATTTGATAATTTTGAAACGGATAATACATTTGTCATATAAGTTTTTAAAGCAGTAATACTTTGACTAAAGTTAGTTGAATAACTTATAATAGGGGCAATAACATCTGTTTTAACTTCAAATGCAATATCAAATTCTTTCAATACTCCACCTAATGTAACAGATAATTTCATACTATTTGTACCAATATCTACTCCTGAAATTGATATAACTCCATTAGTATTAGTAATATTAATTAAAGCACTACTACTTGTTACAGCAACTCCACTATAATCAATATCTTGACCTGTCTCATCTTTGATAGAATATACTAAATTAGCTGATGTACCATTAGTTAATTCAAATGTAGTCGGAATGTTATAAGTATATGTGTGTGGTATTACAGTTTTATAATCAGCAATACCTAAAACCATATCATCTGTTTCATAATTTATGGCTGTTTCTCCAAGTAATACGGCTAATACACCTTTGGTAGTAACTCTATCTGTTTGTGTTGCTTTCCAAGCCTGACCATTTACTATAAATCTTTGATCTATTTTTATCAGTCTTGATGTATCATTATTTGAGAGTACTAATCCAAACATTCCATCTCCCTCAATTATAGAACTTCCACCAATGCTTTTTATTCCTAATGTATATTTCGTATTATTCGTCACAATTGCTGGAATAGTATATAAAGTATTATCAACTATGAATTTTACATCATAATTACATTCTTCAAATATACCTTCATCATATCCATGCTTTTTATCTATTTTAGATTTAATAAGATATGTTCTAAGTGTATCAGTATCATTAACTTTAAACTTAATATAATCTCCACGTTTAATTAAATTAGGATATACTTGTAGTCTTTCTTCCATTTCAGTATCAGCAGTTTGTTTTCTTGATATATCAATTACTCCTTTAATTGGAGTTGTAGCTTCATTAATATAAATATCTTTTCCATCTATAGAATTTACTACTACATCAAACCTATATATTGTATCTTGTCTTGCAGTATTATAATCTTGTGTAATTTCACTTATTAGTTGTGTTTTTGTATCATTAAAACCTTTAGAGCCATTAATTATTCCACAGTAATTAATTACATCACTTAAACTACTAGTCATATAAAGACCTTTGCTTTCCTGTAGTTCTATCTATAGAATTACATCTATCTATTTTTATTTGCATTTTATTTTCTATGTCATTTAATAGTCCTAAATAAGTTCTTCTTTCATCTGGAGGACTCCATGTCTTAATATCTGTTCCTATATAAGTTTGTAATTTATTTAATTTTAATATAGGCTCTCTCATATAAATAATTTTCATCATATCTGAAATTGTATCTATTTCCATTCTTGTTAATTCATCATCAAAACATTCTAATACATCATCTCTATTTGATAATGTTAATTGGTCTAATTGTGACTCTATCTCATCACAAGCAGAATCTAATAATTCCAATGACCGTTGATTAACGATAGCTTCTATTTCATCTGCTGATAATCCATTATACATGAAGAATTTTACATCTTGCTTTATCTTTTTTATGAATTTAATTACTACATCTTGATAAGGTGTATTTACCATAATCTCGTCTCTCCTTTCAAAAATAAAAAGATAGAGATTATTAACTCTATCTTTACTCAGTTACAGTCTTTTTAGCTTTCACTTTATTTTCTTTTCCTTCTGGAACTACTGCTATTTCAATATTTTCTTCTTTTACTGGCACATAAACTTTACTCTTTGGAATTGGTAACATACTTTTTGTAATTTTATTATGTAGTTCATGCTCTCTAGCATCTATATATTCTCTAACTCTATTACTAATGTCATATTCATTATCATTAGTAAGCTTAACTAATATTCTTCTAAAATTGTCCATTGTATCTTTACTTGTTATATTTACTATTTTTGTAATTTTTTCATCATTTGGATCTAATATAACGTCTTCAATCATTCTTCTAGTAAAATAATTGTTATTATTTATATCTATTCTTAGTTCCTTATACAGTTCATCTTTATAATCTTCTGTAAATTCCAAAGTACCATTTCTAAATGCTTCTGATTTTTGATTTATTGTTCTTAAATCATTAAATGTTACAAATTCAAAACCAGCATCTCCTTCTACTTGACCATTAATTTTATATCCTAAACCTTCAATGCTAGGAAGATATCTAGGGTAATCATAATAATTTAATACTTCAAATTCTTCTTTTTTATTTATCATTGTTATTCTCTCCATTTCATAATTTAGGGAAGAAATTAATCTTCCCATTTATTTTTAATTTATTATTTTACTTTAATTTTTGCAACTTTTTCTAGTTTATCTATTGCATAAATAAACTCATATCCAGTGAATTTCAAGTCTATTAATTCTTTTGGATTGTTTGGAGTTTGTAATACTCTTAATTGTCCTCTCATATCACATTGTCCAATCTTATCTGAGAATCCATAAACTGTCTTTGCTGGAACTAAAGTGCTTCCGTCTGCTAATAATTTACCAGCAGAAATTTGAGCTAATGGAACACCATTATAAACATTAAGTATACCAGTACCCATATTTAAAGCGTCCTTCATGTTATTAGATAAGAAATCTGAATATCCTGGCATATTCTTAATGTCTCTTAAATCTGTAGTCAATCCAGTAATTAATTGTTGTCCTGTAAATGAATGGTCTGTTACATATCCAGCAAAGTCATCCATTAATTGAACAGTTAATCCACCTGTTGCATCAAATACATTTGCACCTGATACTAATAATGAATTAATAGTAGAGAATATTGATTGGAACTTTTTATTTTGTAATGATTCGATTGCATAAATTGTTAATTGTGCAATAGTCATTGCTCCGTCTCTTCTTAAGTCATCATATCTTAATTGTGTCTCAACTTGTAAATTTGTATGTTTCATTGTGTATCTACTAAAATCTACATAAGATTTATCAACACTTCCGCCTCTTTCAGAAACTTCGTGTGCTAATAGGTAATTTTTATATGTACCAATTGAATCATAATTGTCAAATTCACCGATTGAACCTTGATTAAACATTATATCTAATAATTCAGATGGTTCATCGTATATTTGTTCTTGTACGACTCTTTGTAAATATTCAGATAAAGCCATATTACCTAATCCACTATTTGCAATTTCTAATGCAAATTTATTTACTGATTCTGAAATTGCTATTTGTTCTGGTGATAATTCCTTTTTACCTACTACTTTAGTTGCCCATTCGTACATAGTTCCTCGGTTTGTCATGTATTGTGAAATTTCTATATTCATATTATATTTCCTCCTCTTTCTCTATTAAACTAATTTAGATGTTAAATTTATTTCAAATCCAGCTAATGTGTGTCCACAATCAGGAACTAATCCAATAAACTTAATTATTGTAACTGCGTTTGATGGTGAAGCAATTAATTTACCAGCAGAAATAGTTAAATAACTACCTACTGCAAGGGATGCGTTAACTGTTGAATCGTATTGAGTTGTAGCCCATCTACCTTCTAAATCTACAGCGTACCCTCTTTCACCAGCTAAAATTGTATCTTGGTCTGTATCGTATGGAGATATTGCAAAACCTTGAGATACTGAAATAGTATTCTTAGTTCCTCTATCTATCATTTTTACTCCTGCGATACCAGTAGCTGGACTAAAAGTTTTTGTAGCTTCGTCTAGTGTTACAAAAGTACCCCTTACCATATCTACTGTAGATGTATTTTGACCATTGCTTGCACTATTTTCGTTTGTTTGTAAATTTCTTAACATAATTTATTTCCTCACTTTCATAATTTTAATTTTTTAATTTGTTTTTTTATAATAAAAAAGAAGCTATATTTCAAACTTCTTAGTTTTTTGATTTAATTTATTTCCAGTTAATATCCGCAAAACTAAATTCTTTGTCATTGTTATTTGTTGAACTTAAATTTACTTCTACTATTGGTTCTTTGCTTAATTCTGAAACCTCAATTTGAGATTTACCAGCTTTAGCTTTTGATATAACTTTTTCTGCTATAAATACTTTCATTGCAGATTCGTCCATAGTTTCAATAGCCTCTTTAACTTCAGCGATTTCTAAATCTTTTTCTGAAATTAATTTAGTTCCTAAGTATTCATTTTTAAATGCTTCTTTCTTTTCGGCTATTTCTATTGCTTCTTTTTCTGCATTTATTTTATCTAATTCTTCTTTAAATGGTTTTAATTCAGAAAGTTCTAATTCTTTAGCTTGAAGTAATTCATCTTTTTCAGCAATTACGGTTTCCTTTTCGGAAATGTTTTTACCTAAATCAACAATAGAATTGATTTTTGCAGAAAGTTCAGTTTTTTGTGTTTCTATTGTTTTCTTTAATTCTGACATTTCCTCATCTTTTTTCTTACATGTAGCATTAGCTTCATCTAATTCTTTAGTTGCATTTTCTTTAGCCACTGTTAATTCACAACATTGCATATTATATGTTGCTTGTGGCATAAATAACATTTTAACGCATGTTCCATCGCCTAAAGTTACTTCACCATTTTCATCAATAGAATATGTAATTTCTACGAAATCCTCATCTAAAGAGTCATATGAATTAATTATTACCCTATTTTCTAATGGGTAGATAAATACTATATCATAGCACCATCCATAGCAATCTGATTCCCATATAGCATTTCTGACAGCTATAGATATATCTCTATTAGTCAAAGATGCTATATCTATTTTTTTATTTTCTTTAATTTTTTCTGACATTTGTAATCCTCCTTCATTTTCTTGTAAATTTTTATTATTTAATTTATTATTATCTTCAATAATTGCATTAGATAATTGGGATTCTTGATCTTCTTCTGCTACTTCTAGCAATCCAGCGTCACCATATGCAGGACTAATTAAAGTTCCAAGTAACGCATTTCCTAACCAATTTAATCCCTTAATCCACTTACCACCATTGTCCATATAATATTCTTTATAAGCTATCTCCCAACTTGTATGTAAAGATGTCTCTAGTCTATTAATTACAGAAATTACATTCTCATATCTAGCCCAAATTAAAGCTACTGCTACAATGCATCTTTTAGTTATCCCACTGATTTCAATATCTTCAACGGATACTTCTGTATGATATCCAACAGATTGAGTATCAAATATATATTTCTTAACTAATTTACCAGTTTCATCTTTAACGTAGGTAACTTTAGCTTCATGACCACCGAAATCTAATATTCCATTTCTATCAATCACTTTACATTGAACTGGTCTTGTAGCTAATCCTAATAATTCATCTTCTGTTAAATCATCTTCTCTTAGTCCTACTCCATTTAGATTTAATTCATCTAAAGGACATATTAAGAATTTTGCTATTAAATCCCCATTATCATTTGAGGAAAGTGCTAATAATTCACCATTTAATATTAAATTATTATTGTCCATTTTCTTCCTCACCTCCCTTCAAATGTAATTTATTATAATTGACCATCTTTTCTTGCTTTATTTTCTGTATTTTGGTCTAAGTTTTGATTCTTTTCAGAACCATTTGAATTAGTAGTTGAATCGGTAGTAGTATTCAATAAATCGTTTGAATTTGAGGTAAATGAATTTGCATGTGGAGCAAATATAACTTCCATTCCGTCTTCATTTTCAACTTTTCTTCTTTCAACCTCAGTATTATAATCCATACCTAACATCTCAAAAATTGTAGAGTATGACACTCCCATTTTTGAAAATAAAGTTTCTACTAATTTTAATTTAGCTTCTTGACTCATAAGTTCAGATTTTTCTATACTAATTACTGGAATATATGCCGAATCAATACCATTTTCTTGACATATTACTTTTAGATACTTATTTAGGGTATTTTCAAATTGATAAACTATCTTATTAACTGTCTTTAATAACTCATCAACTGAAACTTGTACACTATTAAAAGATGATTTAGATTCATTACTTAAAAACGAGATACCTAAACTATTTAATACTTGATTTTTATATCTTAAAATTACAGACTGGTCAGTTAATTCAGCTTTTGGTTCTTTTATTTCTAAGTCTTCTACATAAGCAGGAGAAGTATATATAACAACCTTTTGTCCCATTGCTTTAACTAATTCATCTTGTGCAAACTTTAATTCAGCAAAGTTTTTAGTTTTTTGTCCATCACTTCCCATTAATTCTTTTCTAGTCTTTTGATAGAATATTTTCTTTGAACTTACAAGTATATTTTCTCTATCTATATTATCTATTGTCTCAAGCATAAGTAATGCATTTAAGGCTTTAAATATAGGTGATACTCCATATACACCATCTAATTCATTGATTCTATGTACACCAGTTCTTTTAGGATCTAATATTGCCCATTTATAATTATTTTTATATGCTTCATATATTTCTGGTGGATAATTCTTTTGTATTTCATCTTCTATATTATCTGAAAAATTAATAAAACTAGATTTAATTGTTTTATACTTAGCTTGAGTCATTGCTAATCTACTTTTTAACTCTAGCATATCCATATATAACAATGGTTCACCATCAATAATATAATCAGTAAAATGAACTAATCCTAATGGATATGTAGATATTCCATATGTGCCATCATTATTACTTCTTAAATATGTAAAGTATGTTCCTTCAGTAAATGTTAGCATTCCTTCTTTTCGTATTTGAAGTTTTAAATCAACATTATCAATAAAATTACTTAAAATTGTATCAACTTTATCTTTTAATTTATTTTTCTTTTTTATATTATCAGGTAATTTGGGAAATGATATTTTATAATTTGTATTAACATTATTTTCTATAGTACCTATAACAATACCAACTAAATCATTTTTATTAGCATAATATTTAATTAAACTATTAACTTCTAAAACCTTATGAATATGATTTTGTGTTCCTTGTGCTAACATATTTAATTTTTCTGGAGTAGTATTATATGAGTGATTTTCATATCTAACTATTTTGTTTATTAAATGTTGATTAGTTCCAAAATTATAAGATGCTTGTTCAAAATCTAATTCATCTGGTGTTTTTTTATAAGTTGATGTTGATACTATATATTCTTTATTTTCAGTAGGAATTAATGTTATTGGTTGGGACGATTCTATTTGTTCATTTGATAACTCTACTGATATTGTTGTTTTTTCTTTTTTTGTAGGCAATAGGGTTTTCACCTCCTTTAGTTTTTATTTTGTTTGTTAGTTTTGGGTTTGGTTAATTTATTAGACAGTATATGATGTTACGAATGACGGTGCATCATTCCAATCACCATCTTCTACTTGTTTATTTGTAATATTTTCTCTTCTTAGTTTTTTCAAGTGCCAAGCAAGCATTACCATGGTGTAAGCTCTGTCATCATGCATCTTATTTTTTTTATCAGGAGATAAATCATATTTGTAATTTGTGTTATCACCTAATCTTCTAGTTGCAATTAATTCTTCTTTTGCTATGTCTATTTGTTTTAAAGCTAATTCTTCATCCCACGAAAGATTGTATTTCTTATAATCTATTGATTTAACTTTTTTCTTTTCATTTGTCTCCTCATCAATTTCTTCTATTTCTTTTCCTTCTTGTGATAAATTTAAATAGCCTTTCATATCATATGTATCTGTAAATTCAATTAATCCTAAATTTAATAATTCTATAAAATCATCATACATTTCAGTTCTATATTTTTTAGGAGATATTAATTTTAACTTATCTACAGCATTTGGATATTTGTCTACATGTTCAGCACAAGCTTCGTTATCAATTAATCCTCTATGTTGACGTCCTTGTTTATCTTTCCAATCTTCCATAAAATAATCTGCAATTAAAGCACCACCGCCACCTGCTCCTGCATCAACTAATAACGCATCTATATTTTCGTAATCTGCAAAACCTTTGCCATTATAATTTATTAACATTTGCTTTATTTCTTCTATTTGTTCTGGTGTTCTCATTGGAGTTTTTTTCTTTTTACCTATATCTACAAGAGTTACACAGTTTTGAATTATTAACTTCCACCCTACTTGTTCGTCATAAATATATTCTCCTACTGATACAACTGCATTGTCATAATCGTGTGCAGGATCATAAGCCAAAATAATGTGTCTATTTATATCTCCTTCATTAAGTAATAAAGGTCTTCTTATTTTTGAATTTTTTATGATTACTGCTCGTTTTATCTTTTGTTGATTTCCTCCATCGGCATCGAATTTATTAAAATATTCTCGATTTGCTTTCTCAGAGTTTGACCTTATTTCATCATCTACTTTAGATTGTGATAATAATGGTATATTTAGTTTTTTACCTTTTAATGTAGCTCCTATTATAACTTCACAATTTAAATCAGCTACGAAATGGTCTTTACTTCCTGCAAACATTAGCTTTGCCCATTCTTTATATAATGTATAAAAAGCTGAATCGGTACTACTAGCAGATGAACAAAATAACAATTGATTAGGAATATTCATTGGAATAGTTTCAGTATTTACACCTCCACCCAACTTAAATGACGAATCCTGTGTGCAAAACGATTTAGTTACAGAAATATAATTTTCACTAATAAATCCACTCTCATCATATAAATTTAAATTCGATCTTTTCCCCCTAATATTATCTTCTTCTCCAGAAACAGTAGTGACTTGACTATTGTTAAATAGTTTACAACGAAATCCTTGGGGCGAGTGTACGAATCCGTCATGGTTTGCACTAGATGATACTTCTCCTAAGAATATATCGGTTAACCCACAAAAAGATTCTATTTGCTTTTTAGCTATAGACTCCATTTTCAAAAACGTATCTTGGCTTTGACTCGCAGTTAATGATAATATAAAACTTTGAAAATTAGGAAATAACATCATTTTTGTCATTATAAATGGAGAACTGAGCGTACTTTTTCCACCATTACGGGACATCAACCATAATGCAAATTGTTTACTCCATGATTCTTGAAATGTATATTTTTGATAATCCATTAACTCATTCAAGTCCAAGAATCAGTTCTGCAAATTTTACTGGATTTCTTCTTCCCCAGTTTAGTATTTCATTATATTTTAAATACCCTTCTAACTTTTTTTGAGTTAAATTACCTTTGTTTATCACTGTGATGGACATAAAAGACCACCTCCCTTTTTATATCAATGAAGTTTGTTTTTACACAACAAAAAAGAGTATGTTACCATACTCACAATCATTAAAGCTTATTTAATATCCTATTACATATTTATTTTCTAACTCTATTAATTTATTATTTTCAAAACAATAATTAAAACTATGATAATTATTTAATTTTCCTTTATTGTTTATATATTCTTGTATTAACATTTTACATAAATCAATATTGTTTATTATATCGTATTCCCACAAATATAATATTTCTACTTCATAATACTTTTTGACATAGGTATGCTTACTTTTATCTTTTGCCTTTATTTTAACTTCTCTACTATTTTTATAATTCATCGTTGGATTACAATGAAAGAAATTACCTTGAACTTCTATCATTAAATTAGATTCTGTTAAATAATTATCCATAGCATAATATTTGCAGTCATATTCATTGGTGTATTTTATACTCATTTCATTTAAAATATTATTTATAATCAATTGTGGTTTTGTTTCGGTAAAACTATACTCCTTGTTGACTATTCTTCTTGTAGATATTTTAGCCATTTTTAATCTCATTTCTTTACTCCAAGCTTTTCCATTAGCAAAATTAGGGTTATTTTCTCCTTTATTAAATTTCTTTCTGCCTATTGACAAACATTCTTGACAACAAAAGAATCTTTTATATTTTGTTAATAAGTGTTGTTGCTTTTCAATATCTTTACCACAGGTATCACATTTGACTATCATTCTATCTTTCCATCTAGCATTATTTTCTCCAGAAGTATCTCCTATACAAGATAGGTTGTTTATACCTACCAATTTTCTCATTTTTTCTAAATATACTTCATCTTTATAAATATTCAAACTATTGGCTTTCATATTTATGCTAGCTACTTCTCTATTTATGGAGTACTTTTCTTTAAAATCTTCTGTTTTCATATATGGATAAAACTTATGCAATAAATAAATTTCTTCATCTTTCCATTCATTACTTCTTGATAGTTTTAATTTTATAGCTCTAGCCCTTACAGTTGCCCACTCTTTATTTAACTTACTCATAATGATATATTTATTTTCATACGCATATACTTTTGTTAAATATAAATCATCTTCTTTTGACCATCCTCTATTCTTTGTTTTTAATCCTTTTGGTTTGTGTAAACCTAATTTTGTACTTGCATAATCCATTATCTGATTACTTGTTCTTTGGATATTAAACTTATTTATAATGTCTTCATTAGACATTATCTCATAATTTTCTTTTACAATATTAATTTCCTCGCTAGTCCATTTTTTACTCATAATTGTTCCTCCTCATAATTGCAACCTTTTTATTGGTTATTCTTTTTTATATTTGTAATTACACTAATTGCTTCTTTTAATTTGTCTGTTTCCTCAAAACTATAAACTGTAACTCCATCATCCTGATATTTTTGATATTTAAAATTACAAAATGCCAATCCTTCAGCTAAGTATTTATTTCTAATAATTGTATATTGCTTCATAATTTTCACCTCAATATAATAATAACATAATATATTTTATTTTAAAAGTATTTTATTTTATTATTTGATAAAAATGATAATAGATAATTTTTATCAATGTCAATCCCATTTTCTATATATAATTCTCTTACATAACAACAATGAGTTATTAATTTAAATTTATCTTTATGAATCACACTCACTTCATATTTGTCATACAAAGATTTTATAATATCATTATTCAAACTTTCTGTATTTTGATACACTACTAAACATTTTTCTTGTTTCAATTTAAAACTTTCATGTCTTAATTTTTTAGACATATCAATCATATTATGACCACACAAAATCCATTTTTTATTATTATATTTAGTTTCCATATCTCTGCAAAATTTTTCTGCAATTTCAGTACATTCTTCAACTGATTTCCCATTCATACAATCACTTAAACTTGTAGCATTATATTTCTTTATTCCATCAATTTCATATTCAATTAATACTTCAAATATAATATATCTATCATCTTCCATCACATATTCTCCTTTATTCACTTATAACACTATCTAGTATTTTTTGTTTTTCAATTTCTTTTTTGTTTTCAATGACATTATCAATATATTCTATAGTGTCGACAGGTATTATTTTCTCAACCATATTATTAAAACTTTCTAAATCGTCTTTATAGTTTTGTTTTTGAATAGACTCCTGTTTATCTTTTATGTCTCCATAGTCTAAAGCATCGTAATATTCTGTTTCTACTAATATATCTTGTTTGTAATCTACATCATTGAAAGAACAAATTGCTTTTAATTTTCTATTTTCTTCTCTTAATTTACTATATTCCTGTTCATAAAAACCTATCTTTTCGTTTTGAAATTTTACCATATCTATTAAATCATCATCACCAAAATTAAGATTTTCTACAATCGCTTTTGCAGATAGTCTTGCAGTTTGTAACATACCATTAGAAGTTTGAATATCAAATAAATTAACCTGTGCTTCTTTTAAGTCTATTTCTTTTAACTTTTTAACCATACCTGTTAAAGTATTTGCTCCTACCGTTTTATGACCACTATATAAATCACTAATCTTATTATCTTTTGCCAAAGCTAATAAACTCTTATTTAACTTTTCCTTAGTATCTGTCAAACTTTTAATAGTTCCAATATTATCTTTTATACTTTTTATATCAGAACTTAAACTTGTTATAACATCATTTATTTTATTTTCTTGGTTTTGACCTTTTATAATACTTATTATGGCACTATTTTTAAGCTCGTCATTTTGACTGTCTTCATCTAACATGTTGATTAACTTAGCATACATTTTTGATTTATCTTCTTCTGTTTCATGTTGAAAAGGGTCATATCCAATTATTCTGATTATATCTTCTTTATTTTGTTTATCTCTAACTTTTTGTTCTAAATCTTCATCTGATAATTCTTTAGGTCGAGAAATAGTTAAACTTTTTTCTTTTTCTTCAGCAATATTATTCTCAATAATACTTGTCCCTAAATCAATTTTATCTCCATGTTCAAATGCGTATCCTTTATAATTTTTAAGTGAGTTTATAGTCTTTATATACTTCTTCCATACTTCTAATCCATTTTGAACTATAGTAAAATCTTTATTCCATCCTGCTTCAGTTAATGAGCTATTATATATTCCCTCAAGGTATACAAAATCCATTAACTCACATATTTTATATATTGATGTTTTTATATCATTAGTCTCTTCTAAAAGTGATACATAAAGATTAGTCAAGCAATCTTTGCATAAGGATACTCTTCCAGTATGAGTATGTAATTTTGAACTGGACGTATAGAAATTATTTGTATTACTAAGTATTGTTCCACATTTAGTACATCTTGTTTTTCCTTTCATCTGTTCATCCAAGTCTTTTGTCTTAAAATCCGCCATTATATTTTCTCACCTACCTAATTTTTTTACACAATAATAAAAGTCACTAAATACTAATAACTTCTTTTAACTCTTCTATAATATTTAATTTTTCTAACAATATATCTTCAATATTATTAAAATCCCAATAAGGAATTTCTAATAATTCAATATTATTGTTTTTACAATATATTCTTTTTCTATTATCATAATCTAATTGTTTTTCAAAACCTTTTTCATTTCTATGAAATTGAGGAACATATCTATAGTGTTGTTCACCTTGATATTCTATTAAAAATTTTAATTTATTATTAATATATACAGAAAAATCAAAAGGTAATAATTTTCTATTTCCTTTACATCCTTCAAACGTTTCTTGTTGTTTAAATGTTATATTATATTTTTCTAATACCTTATAGCATTCTTTTTCTCCTTTACTTTTATTACAATAATCACAACAGTCTGAACCATTCATATAATTATCTAATTTTCTATAAAATATTTCACCACACTTACATTTTAGCTTTAATTTTGTATTGTTGTTTTTATATTCCGTACTTAATAATTCATTGCCTTTAATTTCTATTCTTCTTTTTACTTCTTCATAACTTAATTTCATTTTACTTGCAGTAATTAAATATCCACATTTTTTACATTGTCGCTGATTTGCAAGTTTAAAAGCTGAAAATGTAGTAGCAAATATTTCACCACATTCACATTTGAAATCTAGTTTGTCATTCATATTATTATAAATATCACTTAATAGTTCACAATTTGAATTATTTTCAACAAAATTTTTTACATAATTTATATCTATTTCAAGTATTCCTGAACAGACATTGCATTGTTTAATTTTCTTTCTTTTAAAATCTGCAAATCTTGTATAAAATATATTTCCACAATGACATTTTATTTTTAATTTTTCGTCTAATGTAATGTTTTCTTTATATTCTGTTAATAATTCACATCCTGTTTCTTTTATGAAATTATAGATATATTCATAACCATATCTTCTTTTATTTGAAGAAATAATATTAGAACACTTTTCACAATGACAAGAATCATTTCGTTTAAATACGTCTAAACTTCTTTTGAACAACTCTCCACATTCACATTGTATTTCTAATGGCATTTGATTATTTACATATGTTTCTGATATTAATTTACAACCAAAACTTTCTATGTAATTTTTAACTTCTTTATAATCTAATCTATGATAATTTGTTATTATTTCTTGTGTACATTTTGGACATAAATTATGTTTAGAACTTTTAAAATTGTTAAGACTTCTATAAAATGTATCTCCACAATTGCATTGTAATTTTAAGTCATCATGTGCACCTTTATATTCTTTTGACAATACCTTACATTCTGAATTATTCTCTATATATTCTTTAATCTCTTTATATGTAAATCTTTGTTTATCATGTGATAATTTATTAGAACAATTATTACATGCGTGTTTTCCTTGTTTAAATTTATCAAAAGATATGTAAAATTCTTCACCACATGAACATAATAGCTTTAATTTAGTATCATAATTTATATATTCATTAGATAACAATTTGCAATCAGAATTACCTTCTATGTATTCTCTTACTGAATTAATATTCCATTTAATTATACCCGAGCATTTATTACATTGTCTTTTGTTTTGATATTTAAATTTTTCTAATGATATTTGGAATATCTCCCCACATTTACATTGAATATCTAGTTTTTCTTTACTCCCTTTATATTCTGTAGATAGTAATTTACATCCACTATTACTTTCAATTTCTATATAATATTTTATTTCTTTTATTGTTAATTTTTTACCCATTATTAATTCCTTCTTTCTACAAATACTATTTTCAACTTTTATTTACGTGTGGTAAAATTACCCTACGCATAAAAATACACGACAAAAACACTATACTTTTTAAACCTTACATGTAGGAATATTACCCCACGTAAAGTCATCTAATATAGCTATATAACTCACATATTTTATTTTACTTCTTATTGTTTCTTTGCTTTCTTACTATCTACGTATCCTATCATTTCAAATATTTTAGGTATTCCTTTATTAATCTTTTGACCTTTAAATACTAAGTTTGGATTGATTAAATAATAAACATCTTTTCCGTCAAAAATTCTCAATAAGCATTTCTTTTCTTCTAATGATTTAGTACATTTATAAGCTTTCTTTCTATCCATTCCAGTAATGTCACATAGTCTTTTCTGATTAAGTGGTAATCCTTCATTATCAATTAATAAATTTTCTTCCCATGATAGATATTCTGAAATTTCATATAAAAAAAACACCTCAAGATTTGTTAATCCATAAGTGTCTTTAGCATACTTTATTTCATTGAAGAATATCTTTACAAAATAATCACTTTCACTTTTAGCATTACTTTTCCATTTTACTAGAGTATCATCTTTAACAAATGAAACCATTGCGAAGTTTTCAAAGTTATTTTCTTCTTTTACTTTTCTCATAGCCTCCATTAATATGTTTTGTGCTTCATATTCAGAAAGCACTTCTGTATTTATATCTATTAATTTACTTAAAATTTCTTTCTGTTTTAATATATTCGCTTGATCTAACTTTTTAACCATACTATATTCTACCTCCTAACTCAACTAATTACGTTTGTTAGGATTATTATTAGACCATTGTGTTAATACCTTGTCTAATTCATCACACTTTAAGAATAACCATATTGTAATATTGTTTTTATCCTCAATTACATCTAGATATTCTATTCCTTGTGACATTATATATGCCTTCTGATTTGGTGATTTACACCTGTAAATTTTACTTTTTCTTTTTGTTTCCATTATCATCTACTCCTTACTATATTCTATATTATTTTATTAAAGTATGGTTATACATAAATATTACCATACAAATTAATCTTTTACAATACTTTATTATTTTATTTTGTTTTAGCAACCTACCATATAGATAAATTCCATTAAATCAAAATAATAAAAAGAGACTAGACAATTAATCATCTAGCCACCTTAAAAACCATATTAAATTAATTTTATGTTGTAAGTAATCTATGATTACGACACAACAAATCATGCTTTAGCATGACAACCTCGTAGAGTATAATCCAATTGTTCAATTATTGTGGTGTAGCACTCACATCTGTAACTGTACTAGCAACTCCAACATTGTATTTACCACTTTGTAAATCAGCAATCAATTGATTCAAACTAGCAACAACTGTAGCAATTTTACTATCTACATCTTCTTCCTTCACAAGTCCACTAATATCAGGTATAGATATTCCAGCTATAGTAGTTTTAAGTTCTTCTATTTTAGCATCTACTGATTTTACTTCAGTTTCAATTTCAGACTTAACCTCACATATTTTATTATCTACATAAGATGTATCTGTATTACTTGAACCTTCAATTGGTACACCCGAAAGTGAGTCTACTTGTGCTTTAAAATCTTCTAAATTTGTACCATCATTAAATTGTATTCCATTTGCTAATTTCATTTTATAATTTCCTCCTTGTATTTTATTTAATTTATTTATTATCTATCACCTTGTATAACTATTTCGCAACCCTTTTCTCTTGCTAATAATAAATGTTTTATAATTTCATCATCCGACCAAGATATATCAATAACATAAATATCTTTATAAATCTTATCAACACCACTATTCGGATTCCAATTTCCACCTTTTATAATATTATCAGTTGATGTTGTTACGGTAATTGTAATTTCCTTATCTAATCCCTTAATACATCCATAATGTTTTCCCTCAGTAATTTCTATATCGCATATTGCAATATCTTTTCTATCTTTTAACTCAATACTTTTAGGAATTAAGTCTGACGCATAACCACATACTTTTATAAATTTTAATCCACTTTCAATTTCATTCATAATCTTATCTCCTCATTTTTTAATTAAAAACCTTATAAAACATATCTTTTACATTAATTTGTTAATATCTCATACCATCTAAAGTTTCTTTAATTTCTTCAACTGCATTTTCATAACCTTCATCTAAGCCCATCTCAAAAGACTCAATTAATTTATCTCTAAGTGCAATATTAAATCCTTTAATATCACTTGGCTTTATTTCTGATAAAGTATCTAATAGTTCTCCAAGTAAGACTTCTATTGGATCTTCCTCAATTTCTTTTTCGTAATCTTCATCATCATTATAAGGACAATTAGAACAGTCACTATCACATTCTTCATTTTCGTCTTCTTTCAACGCTTTAACAATGTTTTTAAATTCTTCTACATCATCAACTAATATAGAAACTTGCCCTTCAAAAACATCTGTATCAATACAGTCATATAAACTATCTTGAATATAAATAATATCAGAATCTTCGTCTGGATAAGTCATTCCATCATTATCAAAAATTGTTCCTAAGAAATGTCTAACCTTCCCATCTTCACTACATGTAGTAAACAGTGATAATATGTCATTTTCTTCTAATAATTCATCAAAAATATTGCTATCCTGATATTCAAAGTTGGCATCAAACTTATATAATAATTCTTTGGCAATATCATATGCAATTTCGCTATCTAGAATTAGATTCGATGATAGTTCATTTTCTACGGAATTTAAGATAATCCCAATTATTTTATCTATTTTTTCTTTATAATTCATTTATTATTTACCTCACTTTATAATATTTCATCTAAGTCAGTTACAATTTTATCTACTATATTAAGACTTAACATTTCATCACTAAACATAAACCAATCTTCTCTATATTTTTTATCATATATTTTACTAGACATGGTAGTTTTGCTTAATATATATTCTTTAACTCTCTTTTCTTGTTTCTTAGTAAATTCAGTATAGTCTAATACCTTATCAGTTGTTCCCATTGTTCCAAAGCTTCCACTATGAATAAGGCAACTAGTATTGTTAAAAGCATATCTCTTATGTCCTGCCATAACTAATAAACTACCTGCTGAATATACTTTCCCCATAGCAATTGTAACAACTGGAGTCTTACTTAATAATATTACATCAATAAAATTAAGAACACTTACAACATCTCCACCATCAGTATTTATGTATATTTTTATAGGAGTTCTTAAATCAATAGAAATATCTTTATCTTCTTTATTCCATGCTATAATTTGCAATGAGTAATCTATCATTCCTTCATCAACATCAGCATTCCAATATATTTCTCTATTTTTTACTCTCACATAATAATCTAAAAGCTCGGGATTTGGTAGATTATATTTTGATAATTCCTTTATATCTTCATCTAAAAATATGTCTAGTCCTTTTTTCATAATTTTCACCTCATAATCTTTCATATATTTTTAATTTATTTGTAAGTTAATATCCTTAATACATTCTATATCATTTTCATTAACAACTATTAATGTTTGACTTGCGTTTGTAGTACAACTCATCTTCTTAACTGAATAAGGATTGTATCCAAACAATGAACCTGAAGTCACCACATATCCTCCATTATTTTGAGAAGTAATATTGAAGTTATGGTCATGTCCACGTAAAATCAACTTATATTCTGTATTGTCCATTGAAGATTCCGAATCAAATAATTTCTTTTTATCTGAAACTCTATTATCTCCATGAATAACCTTCACGTTCATTCCATTAATTTCAAAATAAGCACTATCATCTATATAATCAATGTCATTTATATGTATTCTTTTATTCTCAGATATTTCAACAAACGTCTTTAAATTCTCATTGATAATTACATTTGCATTATCACCCTCAATATTAGCGTCCTTTGAACTCAATCTGCTGTGGTTTCCACCTACTGAATATACTTCAACATTTTTTTCCTTTGATGATATTGCAGTAATAAAACTATATAGTAACTTTGAAGCATTTGCTATCTGATGTGATAAATCAAATTCACATTCATAACTTTGGTTTTGACGCATGTATAAATTCTCTATTGCGTCACCACAATTAACAACAACTACTGAATTAATATCATATGTATTACAAGTTTTATCTATTTCCATTAGTAATTTATTAAGTCTTTTCTTGGCAATTTCATAATTATAATAATTACCCTTGTATCCGTTAATAACATAACCAACATGCCAATCGCTGACCTGAACTATTAATTTATTGTTTGATAAATCTGTTATAGACTCATATTCAAATTTAGGAAAATCTTTATAATTATCTAACATACATTGTTTTAAATCATTTGAAATCTCAATTGTTTTCACAAAATTTCTTTTTATCTTATTTAATTGATTGGTTTTATTTCTAACCTCAAGTTTTTTAACATCTAATTCACCAATTAGTTCTGTAACTTCTTCTATTTTATTCTTAGGTAATTTATTTATTTCTTCTAAATCTAATTGTGCTAATAATGGTTTTATCATGTAATAGGCTTTTCTACAGTTTTCTGAACTATATTTCTTTTCACCTACAATTAATTCTCCCCATTCAGAGTAATCTAAATCATATTCGTTTTTATTATCTGTAATCCTTTTGAAATAAGATAATTTACTTTCATTCTCTTTCCTTTTTAAATTTTCATCTCCCATAATAATTCTCCCTCATAATAATTTCTCCCTTTATTATTACATTATTTTATTTCTTTAATTCAACCTTATGATTCAATCCACAAATTGGACAATATACATATATACTTGATTTAAAAGTATCGCAATATTCCATATCTCCAACCTCAATAGCTAAATCTACATTAATTACTCCTTCACAAAGTTTATCATCACATTTAACATCTTTATATTTCTTGTGTTGTTTATTCTTTTTCATTTTAGCAGACTCACGCCCGTCATTTTTCATAACCATCTCATATCTTCCCTTTACTTTTTAATTTTATATTTAATTGTACTATTTACATATTGTACTTTTGAGTTTATAATATAAATTGATATATTATACTATAAACTTATTTGGAATAATATTAAATAATCCTCACCCGTATGGAAACCCACTAGCATTATGAGGTAATAGTTTTGTACTTCAACTATTATATAAACGGCACTATTTGAGCATAACTTTAGCCCAGCAGAACTAAGTAAAAAGTCATAGGCTTGTGAATGTCTCTGTTGGCGTAGGATACAGGATTTGAACCTGTGGTACATATTTGTACGTTTGTTTAGCAAACAAACGGTTTAAGCCACTCACCCAATCCTACATATTAAAAGCAGACTTCACGTATCTGCGATGATTATATTACGACTAATAACATCCCTATTAGTTAGGAATCACTACAATATAAATGGTATAAATACCTTTCATATAATTAACAAGTGATTAGTTTAATATGTTTTTTATTTTCCTCATATCCTGAGTTAGATGTCACTGAATCACATACAATCAGGTAGAAGACTTCCACTTACAATTCCATCACTCTCATAAGTATCATCAGCCAATATATTATAGAATCATCTCCGAAGAATATAATTCTATAATAACAAAATCCCTCAGTTTGCAATTAATGAGGTCTGAAGATAAACCAAGCATATTTCAACTTAGTCTAAACTTCCACTTAATTATGGGAATCTATACCCGTTCTTAAATATTTGGTTATCGAATACGAAATCCAACGCACTCCTTTTACACATGGTAAATGAGTAAATAAAATAGTTGTTTTATTAAAACTGCATGGATGGTCGGTGTATCCATCATCTCAGATACTCTTTCGAGTGTGTAGAGAACCATTTTCTACTTCATGCAGTTTCTCGTTACACGTTTAATATTCGTTATTAAATTAATAATCGTTAAATTTTTATATATAAGTGATTCCACTTTCAACCTCACCCTATGTCCCTTTACAGACGGATGTAATTCAGCCTTGTACGAAAGTAGGAGTATTTGTGTTTCTCATCATAGTCTACATAGGTATTTAAACGCATCTCAAACCGAATATATAATATTCTACTGATATTTTCATGGTATATAAAACCATCCAATGCTATTTCTTTTAAGTCCCACTTATAAAAGTGACCTATGAATTTGACCACCACTCACAGCCAAGATATGTTTTCTCAATCGGACTATATATTTTATTGGAATTAAATAGGTGGGTTGGTAATCCCACATCTCTCACCATATCGCTAGGTTTGACTACAACTATAAGAATTTTTCTATTCTTAGTACGATTAAGTACAATCCGTCTCACAATCCATGCAATATGTAGCATAGCTACCTGTTCTACTTCTATTTAATTCACTTATTTTGTGGCTGGATTTATGTTAATAATAACTACCCTGTCCACCCATTTTTATAGTCAAATTCTTTTCAGATATCTGCTATAATTTATTTAACTTCATCAAATTCTCTACAATCATCTATAGTTATTTGAATTTCTTCTTGTTCTAGTTTAGAAATGTGGTTGACATAGTAAATACAAACACGTTGATGTTCACATAAATCGCATTTCATATTACTCGGCTCTTACAAAATCTTCATCGCAATCAGTACAGTGAATATGTAATTCTTCACAACTAGATTTAATTTCGTTACCTTCACATCCACAATGATATTTATACGTAGGTTTTCTTTCCTTTGGTGCTTTTTCTTTAAACTCTTTTACGGTAACTTCAATTTTTCCATCTTCTTCAAGTGTTGATAATAACGCCTGAACTTCATCGGTTATATTTACCTCACTTGCTACTAATTCTCCCGTTTCTTCATTTAGAACTTCTAATACTCCAACCAATTTATCATTTTTATATTCTGCTTTAATTCCTTTATAAGCTACTTTTAATGCTTTAGCCATATTATTTATCTCCTTTATATTTGTTTTAATTTATTATTTGTTACATTTCTTCTGCAATTTTTGCAATTCTACTTCTATAACATTCATTTAATTCAACTTCACCATATAAATCTTGTCCTCTAAACACTTCTGAAAGTCTTCTCATACCATTATTCGAGCCTTCATAAAGTCTGTTATCTACTTGGGTTTCAGAATCACCGTCTATGATGCAAATTCCATCCTCACCAATTCTTTGCATACAAAGTTTTAACATATCTATACTCATGTTTTGACTTTCAGTAATGTACACTGCACAATTCATTCCCGAACTATCAAATCCACGCAAGTCTGAAACTGGTAAAAGCATAAGTTTTCCCATAGACATTAGATTGATTATTTGCATTTTATCTCCTAGTTTACCTGTTAAAAAATTACCTATTTGAGACTCTAAAAGTTTGTCTTTTAAATCTCCCGGAAGAAAACCATGTAAATTTGCACCCCTTACAGGTACATCATTGATAAACATAATTATTTTATCAATTTTACCTTTTTCCATTTGACTAAATAAGAAATTCATTGCTAAATGTGATTTACCACTTCCAGCTCTTCCTTTAACTACAGTAATTGTATTATTGTAAAAACTGTCTAATGCACATTGTTGATAAAAATCTTTAGCTTTTAATTTACCTAACATATTACTTTGTATATTTTTTACATCTAATTGTACAAATCCAAATCTATCACCGATATATTTCCATGCATCAACTGGTTCGTTTAATGTGTTTTTTATAATTAAATATTCATTTATTAATAATCCATAAATGTTTTCTTTATTTTCTTGTTCATAAAATTTAGCCATATCTTCATCTGACATTATAATAGACTTATAGCCTTTGTATTCTTGAAATTTATTATCTGACTTAATTCCACTACATTTTAAGTTTGCCATCAATCTAGCTATGTTATAACAACAAATATCATCTGTTACAAATTCAACTTCATAATTCTTTTCTAATAATTTAGCACAAGCTATTATTAGGTTGTCGTTGTCAATTGGTAAATTCATTTTTTCTAATAATTTATAATGTTTCTTTTCTACTACTATACATTCATAACTGTCTTCATTTTCTCTTAAAAATCTAGTTACTTTTCTAGCTTCAAATTTAACTTGTTCATCTTTATTTCCAGAAATTTTTATATTCTCTAATTCACTAAGGGTTACACTTGAAATATAAATTTTTCCTTCTATTATATCTAAACTATGTAGCAATATATTTGTATCATAAAATTTTATCTTTTCCATAATTTTTACCCACTTCCACCCAGTAGTCTAACTACCATATTATTATTTTAACCTTTTATTTTTATATTAATTTGTTGTTAATAAAATAGAAGGACTAATTATTTCTAATCTAGTCCTTCTTAAATATCTTTATTATTCTGCTTTACTTAAAGCTTTAGTTGCTTTAATTGTTACTTTATCATATGCTAGATAGTCCTTAGCTTCTATTTGAACTTCTGCTCCAGTTTTTGGATTTCGTCCTACTCTAGCATCTGTATGTTTAGCTTCAACATGCTTCTTTTCCACTTCAACAAAACTTCCAATTTTAGCTTTATCTCCTACTTCTAGTTTTTCTACTACTGCTTTAATAACTTTATCAAATTCAGCAAACTTACCTTCTATTTCCTTTTTACTTTCTAGTCCTAATGTTTCCTTAATTACTTCAATTACTTGTTCTTTCTTCATAATAATCTCCTCTTTCTCTCTTTGTTTTTAATTTATTTCCCTATTTAGGGATTATGGAAAGTGGCTTTAAGATAAACCACTTAGAACTTCTACTTATAATTACAAAGGTGATTCTTTTTGTGTGGACTTAAATCTCATTCACTCAAGAACACTCTTTGATTATTCACTATTTCTTTATACATTAATTTATTATATAGCTTATAAAAGTTATATTTTAAGTTAATTTATTTATAACTTTTTAAACTTGCTTTCTGATTGGCTAATTCAAGTACCTCATTTAAAAACTCTATACCATTATTACTATTTACATTAACAGTACCTAGATTAATAGTATATTTACTACCTCCTAGTAATGTTTCTCTTAATTCAATAGCATCTCTTAAACAATTCATCCATTTATTATGAGCATTAAAATCTTCTTTTTGAATTGCTTTTTCTATATTCTTTTTTAATTGTTTAATATCATCATTTATAAATTCTATATCTGATTTTTCAACAACTTTAATTCTATATTTATTATATTGTGGAAGAGTATTTATATCCTTTAAATAATGACCTAATCTACCAATATTATTTTTTTCTCTTACATTATCTTCATCACTAAAGAAAATACTATGTAACAATTCTTCATTAACAACATAGTTATTATTTTGTAATAACTCTTTTACTTTTTCATAAGTTACGGTATTAGGTAATTTATTTAGATGCTCTTTTAAACAATCTTTACATTCTTTAAATCCTTTGTAAAATGTTTGTTCTAATTTTTCTTTCTTACATATTTTGCAATACATTGTTTATTCCTCCTATTGACGTTTTCAGCAGTCACGCTTATTTTAAAACAACTTTTTCAGTTGAATTAAGCATTGTTTTATACATTAATTTATTTTGAAATTTACCATTCAATTCATATCACTTATATTTTCTTTCTCCAACAAGGCAAGAATACCTGTTTGTATCTTGCCAATGTCAGGAGAGAGATTAAAATAATTATAAAGGTAGATGTGGGAAAAAATTAAAAGTATTGGGTGTTTCGCCCACTTAAGGGCGTTGGTATATAACGCTAATTAAAGCGATGATATCTTATATTGTTATATTAATTTGTTTTGTTGTGGGTAATTAAATAATTCAATCACCCACTTATTAAGTTGGTATTATCATAAATCCTCCTTAACAAATTGAATTAGACTTTGATATTGTTGCAACATCTAATTATTTTCGATAGAAATACTCTTCTACCATAATCCCTCAAAGTTTAATCTTATGTAAGTGGCTCTACTACTTATCTTAGACCATATGGCAAAATATTTTTTCCTTAAATTTAGCCTATTTTTTCAAAATTTATCCCATATAAATTTATATTTCCATCATCTGTTTCAATTATAAATGACTTATTTTTAGTATTTATTTTTATACATTTTATAAATTCAAATTTATTAGACTCATATAATAAGGTCATTATCCTTTTTCCTATTTGTTTATATTCGTCATATTTATTGCTAGTAAATGATTTATGTATTCTCAATAAGATAGTGTATATGGTAGATGGGTATATTTGTATTTTTTTTATATCATTTAATATTGAATCGTGTAAGTCTTTATTTAGTTCCCATTTGTTTTCACATTCGCTATTCCATATTTTAGCTTGGTGATATTTTAATTCTTTACTTTTCTTTTTTATTTTATCTATTATTTTATTATCTTGTTTATTTATTTTTTGTTTTTCCAATACGTCTACTAAAGGTACGTCATAACTATTTTCATCTTTTCTTTTAACATAATCATCTAAAACTTCTTCTAAATAATCCATGCCTGTATGAAACTTTTTAAATTTATAATCCTTTCCCCCATCTAAAAACTTAAAGAAATAAGGTCTAATCCCAACTTCTTTCTTTTCTTTTTCTCTAGTTATATTCCCACGACTTAGATATCCCTTTCTCCTTATTTTATCCAATTCTTTTTTTGCATCTACTGGACTCAATTTTTTACAACGGTCTATTTCAATACAAGATAAAATATTTAATTGACAAATATCCTTATATAATGAAAATAAATATTCTTCACTAGCACCTTTAAATTTCTTATCCCAATATACACTATTAAGCATTTGTGCAAGATTTATTATTTCACCTATTTTATTACTACTACATTTAATATCTGTATCAGCTAAGTCTTTCCAATTATATTTTCTGTTTATACTCAACTTAGGAGTAAAGTCAGTAGATACTAAGAATCTATCTATTTCTTTTTTATTTATTACTATTTTCTCTAATAAGTTTTTACCTGATTCTGTTATATATTTATTATTTGTTAGCATCATGGAGTCCCCATCTACATCCATAGAACTCTCTAATTCAAATATGTTCCACCCAATAGCACTTATATATATAACTTCTTGACTTTTTGTATTGAAATACTTATCTAATTCTTTATATTTAGTATTTTTAAATACATTCATATTGCACATAGTTGGTTGTGGAGATCTTACTCCTAAAACATCCTCCCCTACTTCAAACTTACTACTAACACATTCATTAGGCTGAATTAAAGTTTCTCCCTTCCATTGACCTATACTAGCTTTTAAAAACTCTAAGGGTGAAGATACTACTATTGAATAATTCCCTTCTACAAGTATGTGACCATGACGAGCATTATTTGTGTAACTTTTAACAACTTCATTTCTAAAGTTTTTACAAATCTTTGTATTTATAAAGTCATCATTTATTTCTAGCATGTTTAATATAAAATCTGAATTGGTTTGAATATTGTTAGATAATTCTTCTTTGTTATTTTCTCCAGTTAATCCTAAATGATATTTAAATACTGCCGTATCTGTTTTTAATAAGTTTATGTAGTTAATCGTATCTTTTAGAAAGTCATATGTAGTTTCTTTATTCATTCCTAGTGAATTTATTAACTGATAATGAGTCTGTACCATACCATTGAAATGATGTTGAGGTTTTTCATATTTACAAATACCCCACTCTAATATAATTTGCTTTAACCAATTATCAAATGTACCATATTTTAAATATTTGACGCTTGATGGAGTAGTTATTAGTTTGATTTGTTTTATGTCTGTTGCAATAGTTTGTCCATTTAATTGTGATATATCTGTTATTCCATTATCTTTGAAAAACTGTTGTATATCTGTATTAACACCTATACCTTTAAACATTCTATTTCTAACTTGTAAAATAGCCTTATCTTTATATCTTTTAAATACATTCTTAAATAAAGGATTTCTTATAATCATTCCTTGCATATATCCTTTAGTTTCAAATATACTCCTATCTAATAAATTCTCTCCATCCCATATTTTATTAGTTATTTCTGCTTCTTCTACATTAGTATCTAAGTCTCCATTTATTACATTACCATCTTCGTCTTTTTCTTCATTAATAAATCTAGTAGCCATTACTTTATTATTAAAAGTTGACTTTCCATCTTCTATTAACAATATATTTTCTGGTCTTAATCTAAATCTGTCAACACATGATGATGTTGGAAGTGCAATGTAAGATTCCGTTGATGCACAATCCATTTCAATATCTTCTTCATGTGGTATTCCTGCAAAAGACCAATCTATCATATGTTTATAATACTTTTCATTTATAAATAAACATTTACCTGCTCTTGCACTTCCACTAGATCTTTTATACCTTACAAAATGCTTTAGTTTTCCATTTATATATATGTTGAATCCATATCTATATATCTGTTCTCTAATAGATTTTTTATTTATATTTCTTTTTGCAATTTGTAATAACTCTTTTGTTTCTTTTATTATTACTTTATCATTTAATAGTCGTAAGGTTAATTCTAAACTTTGAACTCTTTCATATTCTTCATCTGTCAAATCTCTTTCTTGCTTACAAGCATACTTAAATGTGACTGTCATAATATCATCACTGTAAAACCTTTTTTTATTTTTATTATAACTGATTATTTTTTTATTTAACCTTTTTAATTCATCAACTTCCATAGCATCATCTAAACTAGCTTTATATATAGAATTCTTGTTAACTTCATATTTTTTTGTGATTAAATCTTTTCCTTCTATCGATAATATTTGAACATTTTTATTTTCCATATTTGCTCTCCTTTGATTTTATTTGATTATTTATTTTATAAGTTGTCCCAATCTTTATGTAATTTATCTGTATCTTCAAAACAGAATACTGATAACCATGCCTTCTTTTTATTTGGTTCAGTATATATCAGTCTATTTCCTAGAGATATTAATTTTAATGCTCTATTTCTACTGAATACTTTATATATTTTCATATTAACACTCACTTCCTATATTTTCTAAATTATCAACATAAGAGTTATATTGATAATTATCAGATGTTTTAAATTTATATCCTTGATATTCCTTATCTTTATCTAGCGTAGAATTAATTATATTTTTAGCTATATAATCAGTTTTAGCTAATTCTAATTTTACTAACCAATCCCTACATTCCCATTTAAACTTGAAGCATATTACTAAATCATTATTTTTATATACACCAATATAGCTTATATTTTTAATATCATATTTTTGATTACGTATGTCTATGTTATTTTGATTTAATATGTTATTTATATCTTGATGATGTATTCCTTTTATGTTTATTTTAGATATTATATTGGATACGTTTTTACCTTGTAAATACAAAGAACAAATTTGTTCCTCTAATGATTCTAATATTTTTTCTTTGTTATCATTACAAACATTATTACTTCTTTCTTTTTTATTAGATGTTATTGTATCATTATATTTTATTTCATTATTTAGATAACAATTTTTTAAAAAAGTTGTTATTATTTTTGAAGATATAACTATAGAATACTCTGTTTTTAATTTATCTGATATTTTACTACATGATGGAATGCTTTCATTTAATTTAAATATTATTTCTTTTAATTCTTCATCTATCAAATTAACATTATTTATATGTACTTTATAATCTTTATTATATGTCTTTTTTAATTTAGTATTTTTCTTTTCAATTTTATTAGTATTATAAGTAATTAAAAATTTATTATATTTTATAAAATCTTTAATTATACAATTAGGTACGTCTCTGTTAAATATTGATTTTATATTTTTCTTTATGTTTTTTATGTTTGTTTCAGAATTATTATTGTTATATGTATTTAAGATAAATTTTTTCACATCATTTTCTATTTTAAAATTTGGTATATTAAAACATCTAGTCCTACAACTTGTACATAAAAAATCATCATCTGTATTGTTTTTATTGCTTATCAATTTACCACAATTATTACAACAATATTTATTATCCATATAATCTTTTACTATCCTAAACATTGGTTTATACCCTTTATACTTTTTATAATCTAATGTTAGAGAATCTTTTATCCATTTTACAGATATTTCTACTCCAATGTTTTCAAAATATTTAACTGCTTCGATATATGAAATAAAATCCATATTATTGTCTATACATTTTATTTTTGTTCCTTGTAACGTTTTTGAATCTTTGCTTCTTTTCCCATTATCCCCGCCATTTGTAAAATTATATCCATATTGTCTAATATTGCTGTCATATATCCCAATCCAACATTTTTCTTTAATGTTCAGTTCTTCTTTACTGAATGCTATATCAAATATTTCATTTACCTCAAAAGAATTAAAACCATATTTTTCTATAGAATTTAATAAATGTTCATTATAGTCATCAAAACGTTCTTTACTATTTTTGTGATATTTATAAACTCTTTCAATACCTTTACCTTTACAATAATATCTGCCATCAAACCCGTTCTCTCTTGTGGTTTGTCCAATGTAGACTTTATCATTAATTATATTTGTTATTTTGTATATAATACCATACACTTCTAAGTTACCTATTTTCATTATTTTTATTTGACTCCTTTGATTTATATTTCCCAATAAAACACGCATTTTAAACTTTGTTTTATACATTAATTTGTTATAGCCATCTTTACATACTGACTTCCTATATAATTTTAAAGGACTTTTTGACATACTTTTAACTCTAATTTCTATTCTAGTTCGATTAACGATAAATTGCATTACTCTCCTTTTTATTCTGAAATATAACTCAAACTAATTCATTTTATAAAGTATTTACTTAAATCAATACTTTAGGCTCTATTTGAGTTTAAATTATCAACTAGACTTATTCTACCTTGTCCACTCTAAAACTTAAATTAGAGTCAAAACTATCTCATTTTGTCCTTTAAATTTATATACATGACTACTTATTAAACCTTTGTCTAAATATATCTTTTTCTTCATCTGTTAATTCCTCGCTAACTTTATAATGTCCATTGTCTATATACCAATTTTTATTTTTCTTGAACCATTTAAATAAGTTTAAATTCCTTCTAGACCAAGGATTAATATTAGATCCTCCTTCTCTAGCTTTAAAATATTCAGCAACTATATCTATATCTTTTTCATTAAAAACTAACTGAATATCTTCTCTTGTACTTTCATCAGATATTATTTCTATTCCCAATTTATTTAAATTTTCTATTAATATGCTTGATATGCCTTTCTTTTCTCTAGTATAAACTAATATGTCATCACTTCTTCTCCAAATTATACCTTCACCATTACAGTAAATATATGTGCTTTCCTTATTGGGTTTTAGATTTACTTGATCAAATTCACAAACTACCCGAAATCGTCCAATATATTTATTCATTTACTTCACTCCTCCATATCTAATTTTAATCCTTATTCTCTCGATAGTTATCATAGTATTTATACTTACACTTATTTAAGCAAGTATTTTTATTACTAACATTTTATATCTAATTTTATAAATAACTTATGTACTATATGTTTATATAATATGTATTACTTATTCTTTTCATCAAGCATCTTTTGACACTTCTTCTTATACTGTTCTTCCCATTCAATAGCCTCCATCCTTTCTTTCATGTCAAAATCGTCCTCATATATGTATGATGTATCTTTTCTCTCTGTATTTTCCTCCCATATTCTATATTTTCGATAAACAATATTCCCTCCGAAATCCATATGTTGTTCTCTTTTGCTTGGTTGTCCATTTTCAGTCATTTTCTTTTACCATCCTTCTTCATTATTATTTTTGTTTTTATTTATACATTATTTTATCTTTTCTATTGTGTCTTTAATATTTTTAATCATTTTATATAATTCATTCCAATTGGTTGCTCTTAATCCATACCAATCTTGACTCCATTCATTATCACCGTAGCATATTCTATAAGGTATGTTGAAACAACTCTCTAAAGCATCTATTCTATCATCCACTATTAAATCATAACCTTCTAACACCTTACCTTTATCCTCAAAATTGTCTACAAAAATCAATTCAACTCTTGGAAAAGTCTTATTAATCCATTCTTTAGTTAAGGGCTTCCTACTATCCATATGTTTACTAATGATGCAGATTCTATTCTTTTTAGATAAACCATTTATAATATCTTTAGCACATTTATAAACTATAGCATGTCTATAAAAATATTTATGGTCAAATAATTTAAATAATTCTGCTAACTCATCATCGGTTTTAACAACAGGTCTAAACTTCCAATCAATTACTGTATTCTCATCGTAGTCTATTCTATTATCTTTATTCAATTTATTATGTAAGTTTATTATACTAGCTGGTGTATTAAGAATTGTATTGTCAAGATCAAAAGCAATACTAATCATTTAATCATCTCCTTTATATACATTGATTTATTATTATTAATTAACCATTCTGCTTTTATTATTTATTTGTTCTTTATGTATTTTATTCCATTTATCTAACTTTTCTAATTCAATTTCTTCATCAGTAGTCAAAGAATCTTGAAAATATTTTATATTTAATTCTTTAAACCTAGCTAAATTATTTTTACAATTCCTTTCAAATAAATCAACCTTCCTTGATTTAAATTCTATTACATTGTTCATTTTTAATACATCTCCCTTTTATTTTTATACATTAATTTATTATTTTCCGTCTAAAATCACTATTTTATCAAGTGTTTACTCATAAAACATCTCTTCAATACAAGCAAATACCTCATTGTATTTATTCACTGGAATTTGTTCCCAACGTTGTACTCTAAATTTACTGAATAATTTATTCTTATAATTTATGTAGAATGTATCTTTTGCAGTAATTTTCTCATCATATTTTCTTTCTAATTCATATTTAAGTTTATCTGTTAAATCCTTAGTATTTCTACCTTGCATTCCAATCATAGATTTCAATTCATTTCTTTCATCATCATAAATTGTAGCTTGGTCGTGCATTAATGATTGCATATTTTGTACTGATTGTTTAGCTTCTAATACTGTAGGAATTAACTTTTGTGTCATTTCAGTAATTAATGTTGGCATTATTGCATTTATAGTATCACTTACTATGCTTACTAATTGTTGATTAGATGTTTGAAGTTGTCCATTTTCTCTTTTTTCATCCAATGTAGCTAAAAAGTTTTTATATTGTTTAGCTTTATCCGAATTACACTCCATTGCAAGTCTTTTTGAAAGCCAACTACTCATATAAATTGCGTTTCTATCATCTGTATTTTCTATTTCGTCTAATATATATATTGAATTTCTTCTGTATATTGTGGGGTCAAATTTGTGTCCCCACTAGATATTGTGTTTAACTTTGTTTTTAAATTACTCCATCTTACTTTTGGTTTCCCTGAATTTCCTAATTGAGTTAATCCACAACATGTTGCAGTATGTACTAAATTAATTAGTGTTTCTCCTTTATCAGTTTTTACTTTTACTTCTTGCCCTTCAAAAAGTATTAAATTTTCACTCATTTTTCTTTCTCTCCTTTATTAATTTATTTTATCATTATGAACTAAGTAATTACTTACTATCTTGTCCATAATCTTATTCTACTCCTATTATTTAACATTGTCAACACTTTATACATTAATTTATTATTTGTATAATTTTAACTACAACTACCAAGTCAAAAAGTTCATTTTAGCCTGAACGCATATCTAGGTTATCTCTCAACAATAAAAACGGTGCTGGACGCATACTTAGGTATTTTCTATGTATGCTCGGGACAGTCTAGATTGAAGTTAAACAATAATACTAAATAACTATATTACTAAATCTATCAAGAATAATCTTAGCTTACGCAAAAGTGATTTTTCTTTTTACAGTTGTTCATATTCTTCTTGTAATAGTTTTAGTGTTTCTATTTCTTCATCAGTTTTATTCAATTTATTGTTTAGTTTATTTATCCTTTGCTTTAAACTTCTTTTGTTATTGGTTTTTATTTTATCGCTTTTATTCATTGTAATTATATTTTTAGTTTGCTTTATTGTATTTAGCCTATTTTCAAGTAATTCTTTATCTTCATATCTGCAATAGTATGTATTTGTCATTCTATACTCGCCATTTACAATCTTATATCCTACGTTATTATAGTATAATAATTTGTTTTCTCGTAGAACATCTATGTATTTCAATACTGTATTTTCACTTATTTCTAATTCATTTGCTATTTTTTCTACACTAGGATAAGCTAATTTATAATCTTCGTCTTGTTTATTATTGTCAATGCAACTAAGAATATATAAATACATATGTATTATTAGATATTTGTTTATTTTATTCTTCTTACAGTATTCTAATATAAAATCTATCTCATTATCATATATCATAGTAAAGTTATCTTTGAAACCTTCATATAATTCAGCAAATACCATGTCCATTTTATTTGTAGTAACAAATTCTTCTATATTTAATTCATCAATACAATTATATTTATTACTAAAGAATAATATCTGTTGATCTTGAAAATATTTCAATGTATCTATTATGTATTTTGTCCTATTTGTATTTCTAGTAGTTGCATCTAACCTGTCACATAGATATCTTATATTAAACATACAAGTATCTTTTGTGGTTCTATTCTGCATTAGAATTAAAAATAAGAATAACTTTTTAGAATCTAATTTTAAATCTCCTTTGATATAATCATTTGATATTGATGTAAAAGTGTCCTTCATACTCTTCCTCCTTTCTTTTCTTCCTAATACCATATTAATCCAATACTTAATATTTGTCAATTACTTATACATTAATTTATTATTTACAGTACAATTACCACTTTTGCTAAAAACATTTCTAATATAATTCTTATATTAATACTATACTTAATAATATAATTCAAAACATAAAAATAAGAGTAATATTTCTACTACTCTTATCATATATTTATATATAGGGTTTAAATGCCTTCATTCGACTCTCTAAGACGTTCTAATTTTAGACAACAACTAATACCTTTAATCTCATACAAGGGTAAATATGGACTTATTTTGCTAAATTAATCTGTAATTTCAACCTTCCAATTATACATCGCACTATAAAGATTGTATGGTATTCTGTCTTTATACTTGTCAGCCACTTCTTTTATATATTTTTCTTTAAATTTTTTATATATTTCAAAAGCTTTCTCTGGAGTTGGATAATATCCTAAATGAACACTTTTATTGGATAATGTGTTTTTGCAAGTAGCTTTATAAACTATTGAAGTATTATTTTTATATTCACTTACACCTATTGGATATTGTCCTCTACTTGCGTTTCTCTTTAAGAACAATATATTAATATCATGAGGAACAAGTATACATGTATTTGGAGAATATATTTTATTATTTTTTATAAGGATATCTTTATCTAGTTCCATTTTTTCATTTCCAACTTTATAACAATTATCATTATACCATTGTGCAAAATTCTGAAAGTTATGCCACTCTTCTGCTACTGTACATCCTTGATAGGTGGTATGTTTTTCTTGATATTTCTCATCATAACATCTTCTTATCATAGACCTCCATTTTATATATTCTTGTGTTTCTCTATGATTTTCATCTTTACTACTATAATTACCATTACCCATATATCCTATATTAAATATTATTGGTATAGAAGTATTTTTTACTTCACCATTTTTAAAATTATCATATCTTGTATTTACTATATTACCATTATCAAATTCAATTACAATATCTTTATATGTATTATATTTAATTATTGTCATTTTCTCTCCATTATTGTTATAATTTATTTCACCTACTTTTTCTTTTGATAATTTTATATTATATTCATTTTTAATTTTAAATTCAGAATTATTAACTTTTAATAATTTACCTAATTTACATTTCTTTAAATTTTCTATATCTAAGGTATAAACTATTTCTTTATATTGGATTGTAGCATAATTCTTTTTACCTATTGTTTCTATTTCCAATATATTTATATGCCCTTCTATTTCATTATAAATAAAATTTATTTTAATATTATCATTTTTAATTTTCCTCCAATCAATATGTTTTCCTCTATGTGGCAACTCTTCTTCGTAAATTTTTTTCTCCATTAATAATCAATCCTTTCAATATGTATTTTAATTTGTTTATCAATCCTAAATTTAGTAGGGAAGAGCGATTGATGTTTCTCTTATCATCTAAGGAGCGACCTTAAACTATCCCCCTAACTATAATATACTCCTTTTGATCACACATGTCAAATATTATTTTATTAATTTGTTTAAAAATAATTATAGGACTATTTCTAGCCCTATAATTATTTAGTTACATCTTCTATGGCTACTTCTTCTAATCCTAATAATCCAGCTTCGAGCTTATCATAGTCATATTGTCTTCCTTCAAAATTATTAAACTCAGAGTTTTTTGGGATAGAAATTTGTTCTCCCCAATTTTCTCTTAATGCTGATTTAAGACAACTTACAACGTCCTTAATAGTAGTAAGTTTCGCATATTCTCTAACTCTATCCATTTCATATTCTATATATTGATAAAAACTCATATCTATTTGATACTCTTTGATTGCTTCTATTGCTATATTAGTTAATGACGCTACTATTCCTGATGTTAGCTTACATCCTACTCTTTTTTCCATCTCTTCAACTTGTGATTTATCTATTATGTCTATATCGTCTACTTTTTGAGAAGTCAGAGTTTTTTGGGAGATATTAAAATCAATAACTCCTACTTTTCTACCATATCTCAATTCATTAAATGTTATTTCAAGATTAGTTGACTCATTTATAGATTCAATAGATGGAGTCAATACATATTTTTTAAAATCACTGAATTGTTTATATTTATTGTCATCATATATTCCTAACTTATATCTTAAATCTTCTAACTCAAATCTCCTACAACCTTTATATGCATAATTTTGTAGCAATTCATATATTCTAAAAGCATAAGATGTTGTAAACTTCTTAGTTGCATTGTATTCCATTTTGCCAAAACGTCCTTTTATAACTAGTAAATCTAATATCAAATCTGGATGGAATGTCAACTCTACATACTTACCTTCTTGATTATATTTACTAGTTATTACCCAACTCTTTTCAACAAATACCCCATCATCTTGTAAGTATTGAATATTCTTTTTTTTTAAGCTATGAGCCGTATCTGCCAAAACTTTATACATATTATTACTTTTTAAATCAAAGGCATCTCTAAATTCATTAACGTATATTCTAAGGTCTTTAAAGGTTTCATTTCCGAATAATGTTTTCATTTGTGATGGCTTTATGTTTGATTTTATATATCTTGGTTTTAGCTTTTTGCTTGCCAAATATGTTAGTCTTTGTTCGTTCAATGTAAAATTGTATCCACTCTCAATAAGGTTGTGAGATTTAAATACATAAGTCTCTGTATCCATTGGTTGAATCTCTAATTTCATTTGTTCAAATTCTATATTTTCAGTCTTTTTTCCCAATTTACTCTGACCTCCTCCCAAAAAACTCTGTTTGAAATACTAAATAACTCTGAGTTACATAATTTCATATAGTTATTATATATCCCAAATTTCTCTGTTGCAATCCCAATTTACTCTGAATAGTTTCCCAAATCACACCTTATTGTTTACCAATTAGCACCTTATTAATACTGTGGATAAGTATTTCAAACCTATCCTATCAGTGTATTCTCAATATCTATTCCATATATATAAACATTAGTGTGTCTTTATATACTAACTTATATTAAATAATATAATACACACATAACAAAAATGTCTCCCAAATTTCTCTTAGATTAATCTAGAATCACAACATCAATTCTGACACACTTCTCACGTCCATAGGCAAGCCTAATTTACAGACAACGATTTACTCTACTTAATTTCAAAAACGTAACCTATGCTCTATCTGTGTATCAGAATATAATTCCTTTATCGACAATATTAATCTTATGGCGAGTAATTATTTCTTCAGGTGGAATATTCTGTCTATAAAAGATTTTGGTTGTTGGTTTTTTAATTGTTCTAGTGTTATACATTTAAATTCATTTATAGTCTCAGTCATTACTTTAGTATTTTCTTCAACGATTTTATTACTTACAGTGTCAAGGCTAGTTTGTATTTGATTTGTCAAATCTGTGTTGCCATCTTGTAATTTTCTGTCTACTACATCTTCAACTGTTATAGCGACTTCTCTACTTAAATCATTTTTCATACTATTAAAGTTATCATTTTGTATATTTAAACTTTTATTAACTTCTGTGATAACAGAATCTATTATATCCTGTTTCATTTCATTCATTAATATTGCTTGTTGTTCCAAAAGTGCTTTAGCCATTGTTTGTATACTCAAAGGATTACTTTCTTTAATTTGAATTTCTTTTGAGTCTTCAAAATCGACCGTTTGGCAATACTCCTGTATTTGCTTTATAGACATGCCCCCATCTTTCAGTTCTATCATGAATTTCATTTTATCTATATCAGCTTGTGTATATCTACGTTGCTTATTTGAGATTTTAATATGAAGAATATCATCAAACACATTTGTATAATATCTAACTCTACTATCTGGGATATCAAGCATTTCAGATACTTGAGATGTTCCAAAATATAAAGCTTTTCCTCGTATATTCCTTTCTTCTTGGTTAGTTTCATTATCATAAACCATATCCAAACTATCACCTTCCTAAATCAAACTATATTAAAAGTATAGCATTGTTAAAGTAAAAGTAAATATAATCCTTTAGTATTATTAAATATTAATTTGAGTTTGCTTTGGTATGTTGTATTATTACTATGTATTAGGTTTGCTTAAATATAATGTAAGTTTGACTTTGGTTTAGTTTAAGTATATGTGATATAGACATATATAAAGATATTAATAATTTTAAAGAGATATTAGGTGATATTTGAAGATAAACAACATTTTATAAAAATATAATCTGATATAAATAATAATAAACAAATATATAAAGTGATAAAGAGATTTATAAAAATATATGCAAATAAGTTATATGGAGTTATATAGAAATTTTAGAAGTGATATAAAAATATTTAAAGTTTTTTAAAAATATATGGAAACTTTAAGCATGATAGAGTATAATATATAATCATAAGAGAAAAAGGTGGTGAATTAGTTACAACATGAGAGTTTTAACAGAAAATGACTATAAAGTAATGTCAAGAATACTTAATAGAAAAGATGATAAAGGACTATCTAAAACTACAGGAGTAACTAGAAGTGAGCTTAAAGAATTAACTGATTTATCTTATACTAAAGTTGGGGATGCTTTAAATTTACTTATAGAATATGACTTTGTATCAATTGGTATATCTAAAGGTAGACAAAAAACTTACTATTTAAGCATAAATGGTTTAAATGAACTAAAATCACTAACTCAAAAAGTAATTAATATTAAAAAAGGGGATGTTGAAAATTAATAAGAGACAAATATTATTAATAGGTTGTGGAAAAGCTGGCAATAGACTAGTTAATGAAATGATGTTAAAAGATTCTATGTTAACAGGACTTTTTGTAAATACTTCATATGATGATATGGCTAAATTGAAAAAATGCACTGAAGATAATACTTTTTTATTTACTTCTGCCAATGGAAGTGGGAGAAATAGAAGTGTTGCTCAACAATATGTTAAAGATCAAGTAAAATCTTTAATAAATACTATAACTAGCTTTCCATTGCATAGTAACATTTATATTGCAACAAGTGCAGATGGAGGAACTGGGAGTGGCATAACACCAATGATTTGCCAATTATTAAGAAATGCTTTTAAGAGTAAAAAATTAGACAGAAAAATCAATCTTATCGCTATAATGCCCAATATAAAAATTGATGATAAACTTGCATTTGAAAATGCTTTAGGTTTTTGGAATGACATAGTTATGAAAAGAAAAGATAAAGAAGGTAATGAATTTACTATTAAAGACGAATGCTTAGATAATATTAAAATAATTAATAATACAAAAGGAAAAAATTATGATGAAATTAATAAAAAAGCAGTTAGAGATATAATTAATTCATTTAATATGAATGGTACTCATGACGAAGGTGATATAGATGATAGAGACTCCAAGACTTTCAATACAGAGAAAGGATTTGGGATAGTTTTAACACTACCAACTGGTTATAAGGATGCAAAGGAAGCAGTAGATTTTGCTATAAAAGATTCTGTATTTGCATTACCAGATAACTATAACTGCAATTATATAGGTTTGAGTTTAAGTGAAGAAGATTATATTTTAGAAGATGTTAGAAATTGCTTTGATACTATATATAAGACTACTTATAAGACATACAATGCTAATAAGCACAATACAATAGTATTAAGTGGTTGTACATCTCCCAATGAAGTAATCACATCTATAAAACAAAAATTAGATGAACTTAATATTAAACAAAACAGTGAAAACAATGAAGATAATGACTTAACAGTTAGTTTAAAAACTACTATTAATAAACCTCATATGAAAATAGATGAAGATAAACCTACATTTTCAGAATCGGATTTAGATGATATAGCATCAGCAGTATTGGATATGTTTTAATAATAATATATAGGCACTTACTTTAGTAAAATAGAGTAGGTGCTATTTTTATACCATTTTTAAGGTAAAAATCATTAAAAACTACTTATAATTATGTAAAATTCAATGTTTTTCAGTAAAAATCAATAAAAATATTATTAAATCAAGAAATATTTAGTATCATTTAATCTACTATCGAATAGTATAAACTATAAGATATTTTAAAAGGAGATAAGAAAAATGCAACAAGCGTTAATAATAGCAGGAATATTTTTAACTTCAAATCTGATAGCATTAACTGTTCATTTTATTAAAGGCAATAGTAATGAAGATAAAATAGAAATAATGAGTGTGAGATCAGAATTAAAAAAAATTGAGAAAATGAATAAGGCAGATAAAGATTCATTATTTTAAAAATAACAGTAACACATTAATAGTACATCTCATAATATAAACTATAAGAATTGTAAGAAAGGAGAACAAACAAATGCTTTTGTGTGAAGAAATAAAGAAAGTTTGTGAAATGATTAATAATAACGAACCTTGTATATCAAAACAAAAAGCAGTAATAAATAAATTTAAGCGTGATTGGAAAAGAATAATGGCTTTCTCAGGATTATATAATGCTATGAAATTTACTTATAGTCCAAACAGAATAAAAATTAATAATTATGGGTTAGAAACATCAATTTATATAGTACCACCATTAACTTTTGGAATGTTAGATAATGTTAGAGAAATGCTACAAGAAAATTTGGGTTGTATGATATTATTTAATAAGTCTAAATTTTCACCATTTATCATTGCTAAATTTATATTCAATTCTCAGGATAATAGTGATTATAAAGTTGTAAAACAAGACTATCCTTGGGAAATTTATATTGGGAATAATTATGCTGGCGAACCAATATTGGTGGACGTAAATAAATATGTACATGTTGGAGAGTATGGAGGTACAAGAAGTGGTAAATCAGTTCAACAATCAGTTATATTAACTAATTTAATAGCAAATATTCCACCAGAAGATTTACAATTATATTTATTACAAGTGGCAAAAAGTGATTTAATTTTATTTAGTAGATGTCTTCATACGAAAGCATTTGCAGAAACATTGGAACAGGTATTACAGGTACTTGAGTATTTAGTTGAAGTTGAAATGCCAAGGCGTTCTAATCTAATAAAACCGTATCGAGAATGTGCCAAAGCTAGTAATTATAGAGATTATAATAAACTTAAACACACTGAAAAAATAATAATGACTTATGTATGTTTTGATGAGATGAGTTCGCTATTCCAAGAAAAAGACGGAGAAAAGAAAAAGACTAAAGATAGAATAGTATTCTATGCTGAAGAAATTGCTAGATACGGTGGATCTTTAGGTTTGTGTATGATAAACTCTCTCCAAAGACCTACAAAAGATAATTTAAGCAGTTTAATAAAAAGTCAATGCACAACTACAATATCATTTAGACAAAATAACAGCAAGAGTAGTGAAGTGGCTGTTGATGATCCCTCTTTGGCGTTAGGATTGGAACAAAGAGAATTTGTATATAGATTAGCTTCGAAAGATGTTGACTATGGAGTTGTTCCCTGGGTAAAAGATATCGAATTAGAAGAAATAATAAAACCATATAAGAAACCACACAGAACCCTATTTGATGATTTAGAAAAACTGTCACATAGAAACGGTGTAAAAAAGAATAAAGAAAGCCTAGTAGAAGTAGGAACTCGTATTAAAACAGAGAAAGAAATTTTAGAAGAGAATAAAGCTAAAAATCCTAATTGGGTAGATTGGCAAAACCCGACAGGAATGACCGTTATTAAAGATGAAACCAAATCACCATCCAAAACTGATAAGCCAATTAAAAAAGGAAAGGAGAAAATATCATGTTAACACCAAGAGATAGAGAAATAATAAGCTTTATAGACAATATAGGATACGCAACCATACAAAATATAGCTAACATTTTTTTCAATCAAAATAAATTTAGTTATGATTTATCAAGAAAAAGACTCAAAAAAATAAAAGATATGGGTGAATATATTAAATGTTTTCAAAATTTAGAAACTAATGAAACCATATATGTACCTTATAATTCTACTAAGAAGAAAGTATCCATACATGATGTGATGGTATTAAATTATATTTGTAAATTAAGACTACTAGGTTGCAATATTGAATCTACAGATATAGAACCAATGTTTAATAATATAAAACCAGATGCATTAGTGAGATTCACCGTAAATGGATATAGATATTATCAATTATTAGAAATGCAGATAAGACACAATCTTATTGACTTAGATAGATACAATAATCAAGGCGTAATGGATGCTATATTAAGTAAAACAAATAATACAATTCCTAAACTAGTTATAATTCAAGACACTAAAATAAACTATTCAGATAACAATCCAACCCAATTAGATATTATCCAAATGGATACATCTATGGAGGACATAATCAAGGCAATAATGGATTAGAATACTCCCTCCTATAAGGGAACTACATATCAAAAGATAAAGATTATACAGATTGCAAAAGATAGATATATGTCATAAGTCTAAAAGCTAATATTTGATTACTTGATTTATGACATGTGTTAGTGAGGTATTTATAATTATATAGTGGCTTATATACTAGGTATTGAGTCAAAGTGAAGTTTCGATACTTAGTCTTAGCTAGTATCTAGTATATGAAGTTGCTATATGATTATAGATACTGTCATTAATATATTGTTATAAATTATAGGTAATTATGATATTAACTTTAATTAACTCACGAATAAATAATCTTATTTTTAAGATATGAATAAACTTAAGGAGGTATTCTTTATGGAATACATAATACACTTTTTAATAAAAACATTGGTTATACTTGGACTTGCCAATTTATGTTTAGCTTTTGTTCCAAGAACAATAAGAAAAACAATTACAGGTACATTTAGGTTTGCATATAAAGTTACTCGTATTGTAACAACTCAATCTATTAAGATTGTCAAGAAATCATATGCAAATTATAAAGAAATTGAACAACCTACAAAGAGAAAATATACCCGAAAAAAATCTACTAACTCTAAGTCAAATGTTGTTCAATTTCCAAAAGAAAAGATTCAATAATATTTATATACAAGGATTTGACCACAACATCATTTCCTTGTATCCCTTATGATAATAGTATTAACAGAAAATTAGATAATATACATGCGAGGAGAAAATAAATATGTTTAAAACTCTAATATATAATTATTACTATAAAAAGTTTATGAAAGAAAATAATAAAGATGAAAATGATATAAATTGGGAAGAATGGAATAGATTGGATAAAATATGTGAAAATTTTAAATAAATAAGAATGAGGGAGAGAATGTATTATGGAAATGATAAGTGTAGGAACACTAGTTGCAATGGCTTCAATAGGTGTAGGTGCTTCAGTTTTAGAAAAAGTATTGAGTGCTACAGGAAAAGTAACAGAAGCAAGCTACGTTAGTATAGTAGGATTGAGTTCTATAGCTGTCCCAGCCGTTTATAGCATCTTAAAGATTATCCAAACAGTTGCTAAATTAGGATAGGTGATAAAAATGATAGATATTCTTAAGGTGGCAACTGCTGGTCTTGTAGTATATGAAGGATTTAAAATTCTAGGAAAAAAAGAATATGCAGATATAATAGGATTTGTTACATTAATGAATGTTGGGTTTGGAGTATTTTTCAAAATTAGTGGATGGTGTGGTGGAGTTGCAACTTGGTATAATGGTTTAATGAATAGTAGGTTAATTGAATTAGTAGGAAAATTATTTTAATAAACTAAGGAGTGATAAACGATGGATGATAACGATTTTTACTTAATGAAAAAATATATTCCAAAGGAACATTGGGAAGATTTAATGTTTATGGGATATTCAAACAATATAGCTTTGTATAAACATTTCATGACCAGAATGTATATAAACGTAGATACTGAAGGAAATTTCTATCAATCCAATGGAAGGAATTATTATATAATAGATAGAGAATATGCTTTAGGTTATGTAATATCTTAGAAATAAACAATACAAATAGAGACTAATGGTGTGATAATCATTAGTCCTTACATATCTATAAATTTAATGGAGGGATGTAATGAAAACTATAATGACAATAAATCAATATAAGAGATATAAGAACGGTGACATTACACTAAGAGAGATTAGAGCAGGAAAGAGTAGAATAACATTTGATGATGTAGTAGGTCGGATATGTGATGATTTTTATGGTGAGTACGGTGAAAATAGAATTAATATTATAGGTACTATAGGTATTACAAGTTTAATATTAATGTTTCTACCTGATATAATAAAACTACTTAGTACTGTAGCAGGTACAATGGAATTACACATTAATTCTCATAGTGATTTTATTTCAAAGCTATTACAAATAATGTCTCAAGATCTAATTAAACGTTAAATATTTTAAGGAGTAAGAATTATAATGAGTAAAAATTTTTATTTAGGTTTAATACCTATAGGAGATTACTGTAATTGGAAAAAAGTATTAGATAATATAGCTATGACAACAACACTACATGACAAAGCTTATAGATGCTTTAGATATTTTAATGAACTTGAGGCTAAGAAATATATTTATGATGAACCCGTATTCTTTCCTAATGAAGCTATCAAATTGGAAGATAATATAAAATTTAGAATTGCTATACCTGCACCTATTTATTTTTTTGATAATGAAAAGAACGATATATTAGTAGCTACTCCTTGGAAGGATGAAGATATGATTTATAAAGAAGCAAGTTGGTTTGGTGTAAATAAAATTATTAATGATCATTCAGATTATATATTAATTATTAAACATGAATATAGCAGATTGAGTGATTGTTATGAAGAAAATAATGAATTTATAAAAAGAGTTGTTGATATATGTGACAAAGTTAATAAGCCATATAAAATTATAAATGATGATGAAAGTATTAGATATGAAGATGCTTATAAATATTTCTTAGGATAAAGATTAAAATAGAATGTGTTTAAAGAGTCAGAAATGACTCTTATTTTGCGTTAAAATTGAATAAATACATATAAAACTGGTAATACTAATAATAGAACAAATAAGTATCTTATTAAGTAAGCTATCAATAGTACAGTAAGGTATATACTTTAAGATACTAAGCAATGACGTACACTTAGGATAGTCTTACAGGGCATTTTATAAGGATTTTTAAAATCCAATAAGAAGTGGTTTGGCGTGGTTGGACTTCTTTGACGAATTTGTGAGGAGCGTGATTTGCATGACAAAGAAAACACATTTAGTTGTGGGAACTTTGGTAAGTATACCCTTTATAGCTAGTACATCTCCAATAATGGGTTTATTAAGTATGGTTGGAATTTGTGGTTCAATTGCTCCAGATTTAGATTGTAAACTTGGTATGACATTCCATAGAACATTTACACATAGTTTACTATTTTTGTTATTTACAACAATGATTATAAATATATTTAGTAAAGAAATTGCTTTGATATGGTTTGTATCTTATACAAGCCATTTAGTATTGGATAGTATGACCAGAAGTGGAATACCATTATTGATGCCAATAAAGAATAAGAGATATGGATTAAGGCTATTTATGACAGGTGGAATTTTTGATAAAATACTTGAATATGTTGGGTGGATATTATTAGTTATTTGTGTTATTGATATGGCTTTGAGGTTATTTTGAATATAATAAACTTATATAGAAACTTTAAGTATACTATTTCATATACTATATAGTAGAAATATTATATAGGAGTTTCTTATGAGTAAGTCTAAAGAGATTATGAAACAAAAATTAGATAATATGACTGATGAGGAGATTAATAGTGAGTTTCAAGTATATGTTAATATTGAATTTTCTATTAATAAAGATAAGTTTATATTCAAAAATGTTAAAGAGTCTTTTCTAAAGGATTTTTCAAGAGCCACTTTTATTAAGGTATTAACTTTAGAAATTGATTGGTTTAATTATGCGTCTTATGACTCAATTGAAATATTAGGAGAAAACTTTTTAATAACTGAAAGTAGTAGGAATAAAGTTGTATTAGTACAAGGTAATTTATAAGTGGGTTTTTAATACTGTTTAACTTGAAAGTTAAGAGTTATTTAATACTATATTATAATATTTATATTCTGGAGATTTAATTAAATAATTTAGCACAAATTAAAAGTTTATCTCATAGTATATACTATAATAAAGAATGTGGAGAAGATAAACTATGAAAACAATAATGACAATAGACCAATATAATAAATACAAAACAGGTGAAATTACATTAGGACAAATAAGAAGAGAACATAGCAGAATAAATAACAAATTAATCAAGGTAATAACTAACAGAAATTTAATAGGTATAATTGGTTTAGAATTAATATTTGTAGTTCAAGTAATTGCATTATTTTTAATTGGTAATGAAGCAAATCAATTAGGAGATGTTACTGTTGACTTGTTACAACAATATAATGAGATTGATGTAAAAGAATTAATGAAAGAATATTTAGAAATTGCTAGAATATAAATTGTTTAGTTATTTGTATATTATTAAGATCATATTTTGTATGGTCTTATTTTTATATTTTGATTTAGTTTGATTATTTATAGGATTTTATATAGGGTAGGTAGTATATATAATTACTTAGATTGTAGAATTGAAAATATAGCCCCTCCCTATATAGATTAGTATTAGTTATAATTGGTATAATTTTCTTGTAGTAATATATGGTTTGTTTGGTTTATAATGTAGTTGTGTAGATTATATTATTTTCATTTACTTTTTTATTTTTCAAATATTTATATCTATCAACCACTATTAAGAAACTGTTTTGAACTTTTATTAGTTTGAGATGGTTTCTTTTTTATGATTAGAGAAAGTAATGTATATTATTTTGAATAGTGGATATTATAATAGTATAGCAACAAATTAATATAATAAAGAGAGGTAGTTAGAATGAGTATAATAAAAGAATATGATCCACAAGAATTTGAATTTAATAAAGGTGATTTACTTATATCTACAAATGGAACAAAACATTTACTTATTGATTTTTTAGAAAATGGTGAAAACGACTATGATGAAGAAGCACCTGAACAAATATTTAAAGTTATTAATTTAGATACATATGAAGTTAAAGATTATATTAAGGTAATACTTTTTGAAGATGATTATACAATTCAAAGGGTATTAAAAGAAGACAATTATAAAATAGTTGAAATTTAGTTTTGTTTAAAAATTGGTTAGATATTAAATTGGAGTTTATGATAGAAATATTATAGGCTCTTTTTCTTTGTAGTTAATTATGGTTCATTTAATTTGAATAATGTTTTTATAGATTTGTAATTTAGACAAGCTCAGATATGGATTGTAGGTAGGATGTTGAGGATTTTAGGTAATAGTAGTTGGGTAGGATTTTAGAGTGGTAGAATTGATGTGAGAGTGGTTTTAAGGGATGTTGTTATTTTTGAGATTTAGTATTTTAGTTTTGATTTTTATTTACGATAGAGATGTTTCGGTGAGTAGTTTTTATATAGTGTTTGGATTGTGTTTTAGAGTAGTGATAGTGTGGCTTTGAGGGTTGTTAGGATAGTGTGATTATATTTGATTAGTGATTGATATATAGGTGATGTCGTTTGAGTGGTTGGTATGACTGGGTTTGAAAGTTATTAGTGTTGAATATCGGGTTATTTTAGGTAATTTTTGATGGTAAATTTTAGAGTGAAATGGGGTAGATAGGGCAGTACATCGAAACACGGAACGAATGAGGTTTGGAGATAATGTTCGTGTTTTTGTTAATCGATGTACTTTTTTAAAAATAGGCGTTTGGATGTGATGTCGCACTATAACGTTCAACTAATGAACACTAAAATGTAAAACATGCCCCACTATACCTATATACTTACTATACATTAAATTATATCCAATCAAATATCATAAATAATCTACTTTTTAGCACCTACAAACGCTACAGACCAGTCATACCAACGCTTTCAAATGAATTAAACTAAATAACAATTTAGTACAATAAAATTAGACTCATTAGTATAATAAATATACCAGTAAAATTGCTCCAATTCTATTCAATATCCTTTAATCACAACTTAAAATCAATCTTTTATCTACTCTTGACTTGTTGGCTGTTGCTGATTAGGTGATGCAGTTTTGAATGATGAATTTTTAAAACACGAACTATTATATTAATGTTGGCTTGAATAATCGTGGTCAAGT